CGCTGCGTTTGTGCCAACCGATCGCCTTGGGGTGCGACAGCCACATAGATGGCATCTCCAGCGATCGCGCTCGAAGATCTCGAGGTCGGTAAAGTTCTCGACCTTCGCCTTCCTCAACAACGCGCGAGAGCGCTGTTTCTCAGTCCTCTTCTTGATGCGCTTCCACTCCGCTGAGCATCGATCGCTGCACGTCTTCGATCCGTCGATCCACCGCTTAGAGACATCCGCACCACAACACTTGCACGGGTACATGGGGCGACTGGCCATTCTGACCAGACGATCGATTGCTACCAACACAGACACGAGATCTCGCTGGAACTGTACAGACTGACGTCGCGCGGCATGCCTGCGCGCAGTCAGTTCTGAACGTTCGGCTCTCGAAAGGCTAACGATTCCCCTCGAGGCCTTGAACGCACGGAGTTTGCATGCCTTGGTGCAGTACATGGAAGTGCTGTGCTTCGGCCAGTAGGACGCCGAGCACTGGCAGCAATTCCGAGGTCCCATGGCGTCGCTCATCCGGCGTGTAGCGCATCGGCCGGTCGCTCGATCGGAAAGCCGTCCAGCCCGATCGCCCGAGCAGAGCGCTGACCCTTGTCACGTGCGCTCTTCACCTCGTGGCAATCGTCGCACAGACCCTGTCGGTTGCCGGGCTGGTCGAAGTCCGTGCCACCGTTGGTGAGGGCCACGATGTGGTCGAGCTGCGTGGCCAGGCGCACCTTGCCGTTGCGCTCGCACTCCGCGCAGAGCGGATGCACGGAGAACCACCGCGCGCGGTACTCCTGCAGGCGGCGACCACGGATGCGCTTGTGCCTGGAGAACATCACAGCGGCTCGGACGGATCCCGCTCGCGCGATGAGAACAGGTCGCCATCCAGTGTGCGACCAGGGGCAGGCTCGTCCTCGTCGGCCAAGGCACGCAGCAGCGTGGAGAGCTGAGCCTGCACGGTAGCCAGCGTGGTCTCGATGCGCTGCAGTTGACGGTGCTGCCCGAGAGCGGAGAGCTGCATGCCTGAGTCCAAGACCAGCACGGGGCGTTGACCCAGCGCCTCGAGCAAGTAGAAGCGCAAACGTGCAGCCACCTCGTCAGACACGGGGACGGGACAGGTGAGCACCAGCACGTCGTCGTCCAACAGGTGCAGGGCTTCCACCTGGGACACGAGAGCATCAAGGTCATCAGACATGGGTGGCCTCATTCGGCGTTATGCCCAGAGCATCGCTGCTCGGAGCTCACAGGGCTTGAACAGGCCCTGCTGAGGCTCGCCGTCAGCATCGCGCCAGCGTGCCGACCGATGCGAGCCGGGAGTATGCCCACGGCGCTGCTCTCGCCACCGTGGCCGCGCGCTGGCTCGCGGATCTCGCCAGCGCATGGTACTGCGGATCACGTGCGCTTCGGAGGCTTGCAGGACTGCAGCGCGGTCTCTTCGCAGGTCGGCGTCGAGGGCTTGCTCGAGGCGGCCTTCTTCGGCGCGCTGGCCTTCTTCGCCGGGACCTTCGCAGCTTCCTGTTTTTTCACCGGCTGCGAGGCATCAGCGACCGGCGCGCTCGCGGGAACAGGGACAGGTGCCGGCGTAGCACTCGAAGGGATCGACGGTGCCTGAACGGGGCCAAGTGAGACGACCGGCGCCACCGGCTTGATCGCCGCCAGCACCTTGTCCAGGCACTCCATCTCCGAGCGCGTGCTCGAGCGAGCGTAGCTGAACAGGTTCCACAGGATGCCGATCGACATGGAGTCGCCCTGCGGACACAGGCCAGGCGGAAGCGGCGCGGCCTGCACCGGTGCCGGGAGCACGTACATGTTCTGCCGGCTCCAGTCTTCGAAGCTGGCCGAGCCGCCAGCGCCCGCGGCACCACCGGTGGCCGTCAAAGTGCCAGAAAGACTCGCGCTGGAGTCGGCCCGCGCGCTCGAGGTCGAGCCGGCGCTGGAGGTCGATGTGCTCGAGCTCGATGGCGAGACATTCAAGGTCGAGGGCGCACCGGGATGGGTGACCGGTGGGGTGCAGGTGGGCCAATTGGTGCCTCCGTTCTTGCACGTGGTGGCGAAAGCGCCGGTGCTGGCCAGGGCCAGGAGCGCGGCGGCGACGAAGCGGGTTGTTCTCACGGTGTGTCCTTCTCGGTGGGGGGTTGGTAAAACGGCTCCAGGCGGAGCATGAACTGGATGGTGGCCAGACGCTGCACGCCGGTCTCAGGGTCGTCGAGCACGCGCATGGGCACCTGGAAGCATTCGACCTCAAGGCGCGGCAGCTTGTCGACCTCCAGGTGCAGGGTTGCGCGACGCGTGCCCTTGGGCAGACCCAGCGCGGCGGCGAATTGCTGGTTGAGCAGGTAGGACGCGTTCATTTGATCCCCAGAAGCCATCGACACACCTGTTTGATGCGACTGCGATCGAGCCACTCGAAAATCTCGTGCTGCTTGCGCCAAATGTCCTCGGCCGCACGCCGCTCGCTCTCGGAGATCGTCCCGTGCGCCTGGAGCACTGCGTTGGGCTTGCTCGAGCCCACGTAGCCGCCGGTCACCGGAGACTCCAGCCCAACCCAGTATCGCGGCACAGGATCCGCCATCGTCGTCACCTCGAGCGCGTCGATTCCACTCAAACGCAAGTAGGCCGGATTCCAGCTGAGGCAGTAGCTGCAGCGCGCCTCGTGCGGCCCGACCGGAGCCGCGCAGCTCGCGCACTTCAGCACGGCCGCCTCCTTGGAGCGCAGCGGCGTGAAGGACTCGCCAGGCCTGAGTCGGTGCACACCGTTGAAAGACATAGCGGCCCTTTGTCGTGGTAGTGGCTGGTACCCCATGTTCACTCCTACACCCGGACTTCGCAAACGCGCCAGAGCACGCCACCCAGCGGGAACGTGTCGCCGGCGCGCACCTTGAACGCCCTGAAGCACCGGCCTTCGAGCGTGAGCAGCGTCACTGCCCAATTGCCCGGGCCCTTGGGTTTCAGCACCAGGGTCACGCGGCACCATCAGGCGGTCGCACGGGACGCCTCCACCTGCCGGATGCGGCGCACCCAATGGCGAGCCAGCGCCAGGCCATCGGTCCAGTGTTCGGTACCGAACAGCCGCTCGAGCGTGCGCTGCGTTTCAGCGTCGACGGGATCGGCGAGCAGCGCATCGCGGTCGCCCACCACCGCGATCGCGCGGCCCTGGCAGGAGTTGCAGAAGCCGGTGTAGTGGTCGTGCGTCGGCTCGGCGTGCGCGTCGGTGCAGTTTTGGCAGGTCAAGGTTTCCCCTTGGCAGAGTTGTCACCAGCGACGCACAGCGCGCACTTCCACATGCCCGTGCGCTTGTCGGTCTTGCCTCCGAGCAGCGGCGCAGGGCCGCGGTGGAAGTCGCACATTTTCTTGATGTTCAGCCCGGTGCCCGCGATCTTGAGCGGGTTCTCGGGCGGAGGGAGCGGAGCGGTGCTCATGCCTGCGACGTCCGGAGCATCCAGTGCGCGATCAGCAGCGCCTCGGCCTTGTTGTGGTCCTTGGCCAGGCGGATCGGCGCCTCGGGGTAAAGCGTGAGCGCCTTTGCCATCGACTCTTTCTTGTTCGACCCGAGGCCATAGAAGCCCTTCCACACCTGTGGTTCGACGGACTGGAACTGCAGGCGGAGCACCTCGAGCACCGCCTCGATGGCGCCGAGCGACCGCATGAGTGAGCCCTGCGTCTGAACGGCGTTGTTCTGGCCGCCCATCGTCCGCACCGCCTCGATGGCGACCACCGCTGGCTCGCCGGCTGGGCAGAAGTCGCGCAGCACACGCGCCAGGGCCGCGGCGTCCAGCCGCCGCCGGATCAGGCCGGTGCCCGACAGCGCCACGGTGGGCAGGTCGACGATGCTGAAGGTGCCACGCGAGTCGACGAACGCTGCAGCGCCGGTCAGGCCGGGATCGATTCCGACGGCGATCATGCCAGCCACCACAGGGCGAGGGACATAGCCGCGAACCAGGAAAAGTCGAACCGCCACTCCCGGATGAACGCCGCGACCGCGCGCACCAGAGGTTGTCCTTTCACGCCCTGCCTCATGGGCACACCTGCGACACGATGCGCGCCAGTCCCACCAGGACCTTCATGGCGTAGAAGCCAGCGACCACCGCCAAGCCGCAAGCGATGACGGTCAGCACCGTACCGGCAGTGCGGCGCAGACGCCAGCCGCGATCGAGGAACAGGGGCCGCATCATCGCCATGTGCCCCAGAGCCCAACGCCGGCGAGCGCGCAGAGCACGGACAGCACCAGCACCACCAGCACCACGCGCACGCCCAAACGCGGCGGCGCGCCAGGCGTTGCTTCCTCCTCGCGATCGGCGTCGACCGCACGCTGCAGCGCAGCGGCCTCGAACTGCGAGTCTTCAGAGACGAACAGGGTCATGGTCGGTTTCCTCCTGGGGATTGAGCCACGGTGCCGGGATCCGCATCGGGCAGTTGCCGTCCGGCCAGGACAGCGTCGAAGCGTCGAGCACCACGTGCCGCGAGCGCAGGTAGGGGTCGGCTGGCAGCGAGTCGTTGCGGCGCGCGCAGCTCGCGCACGCTCGAGCCGGCACGCTCGGGATGCATGGGTCCACGCCCTCGCGGGGCTGTCCAGCGTGAAAAGTCATCGCCCGAAGTCCCGCACCATGCCGGGCGGCAGGCAGTCCGGATCGATCGGCCGGAACTCGCCGTACTGCACCACGGTCGCCGGCCGGGCCTCGCGCGCGGCCTTCACGAACGCCAGCTGACCGGCCGTGAGCCGTTCGCCGTCGCGCTGGCGCTGCTCCAGCTCCTCGAGGCACGCGGTGGCCTTGCGCGCCTTCCACGCGCCAGCCACGCGCTGCAGCTCGCTCGCCAGGCGCCCGAGGTCCGCCTTCGGTGGCGGCAGCAGGTCCTGCTGCTTTGGAGCCCGAGCGGGAGCACGGAGGCACAAAGCCCGGAACTCCGGCAGCGACGGAGGGTGCGGCGGCAGGTTCTCGAGCCCGTAGGTGATCGCCTCCGGGAAGTTGCGGAAGTTGCGCAGCTCGCGCTGCCACGTGTCCCGAAGGGACTTCACGTGCGCCACCTCGTCGCCGCTCTCGGGGCACTGCCAGAGCCGGTCGAACGCGGCGCCGTAGTTCCCGCGCATGGTCGACCAGATGCGGTGCACCCAGGTGCCGGGCAGGAACGGATCCAGGTCGCCCGGGCCGGCACCGCCGGCGTCGAGCACATCACGCGATGCGTCGGGTCGTGACATCGATCACCTCCTGAACCGGCTCGGCCGGCGTTCGAGAGCCCGGAGCCTCGGGCGGGTTGACCATGAGCGCGGCGGTGCGGAGCTGGCGGCCCACGCGATCGGACGCCGGCGTGCCGCCGAAGCGCTGCCGGTCCTGCGGGGTGATCCAGTCCGCGTGCAGGCCCTGCGAGCCGCGGAAGCACCAGACGCGCAGGAACTGCTCGAGCGAGAGCTTCGCCAGCCCGGCCTCCTTGCGGGCCTGCTGCAGCACGACGTCGCTGACCGGCGCGCGCTTCTTGCGCCGGAGCTCGAGCCAGGCCGCCCAGACGTCCTCCGGGACGTCCTCGGGACAGGGTAGGGCAGGTGCCGCGGCGGCGCGCTTTCGGGCCGGCGTTGACGCGGCAGGGGCCTCCGTGGAGCCATCCGGAGGGGGGGCAGCAGGCGGCGAAGCCGACTCGCGCGTCTCTCCTACGTTAGTAGGAGAGATAGATAGTATTCCTTCTCTTGGATGCTGTTTCACGCGGGACAGCAGCGTGACGCGAGGGTGACTGTCCTTGTGACAGGGTGCCCGTGTCCTGCGGGACAGGAAGCGGACCGCCGACAGGCATGCCAGCGCTGATCCATTGGTCGAAATCGAGAGTGGTCACTGACGTACCGTGCCGCTGGTTGTGCTTTCGCACGCGCGCGCACTCAGAAACCCACCGTTGGCGGAGCTTCGAGGACCACGCGTCGAGCGCAATCTCACAAGTGACCGCATGGTAAAGACGGCCATCCGAGCACTCCACGAACCCGCGCAGAATTGAGTCACGCACCTGTCCCCAGGACAAATCGATTTTTCCGCGTGACACGTAACCGGCCTTGTCGGCGAGCCACTTCTCGTTGTTCGGGACTGAGCCGGCCGGGACCTCGTGCCAGGCCGCGCACCAGAGCATCAGCGCCGCCCAACAGATCTCCGGGGGCTGGTCGACCACCAGCTCGGAGCCGCGCAAGCGCGCGACGTCCAGGCCCATGCGGGGGAAGTCGCGCAGGTCGACCTCCGGGGGCACCAGCGGCGCCGGTCTTGGGTCGGTCATGCCGCGGCCTCCAGCTCCATCATCACGACGCGCTCGCGCCAGACAGCGAAGCCCTCGTCGCCGAAGCAATCGCGCACCGCCTGCCCGACCTTCACGCGCTGCAGCTTCTGGCGCACCAGGTGCAGCTCGCCGTTGATCGCGGAGAGGATGTAGCCCAGGTCCACCTTGTCGGCGTCTTCAGCCGCACAGAGCCGCGCGAGCACCTCCTGCCGGCGCGTTTCGAGCATCTCCTCCGCCTCCACGAAGGGCATGGTCCTGACCAGCTCGAGGAACTCGGTCGGGAACGCGTACTGCTTGCTCATGCCGAACCCCTGGTCGTCCCGAGCAGCTGCTGGATCATCTCCTGGTTGCCGGTCTCGATGTTCGAGTCGACCAGCGCCAGGAGATCCTCGGCGGAGTGCTTCGTCTGGTCCTGCATGGCGATGCACTGGCCCACCGCGTGCGCGAGCACGGCCAGGATCTCGACCGCGTCCATGCTCGCGGCGTGCTGCTGGATCGCCTGCATCACTGCGGTGCGGGCCGCCAGCACGTGAGCCGACGGCGGCGTGGATTTCAGGCGGCCGCTCATGGCGCGTCGGCCAGGAGGTCGTCGAGGTCGACGCGGTTTAGGTAGTCGACCAGCTGCTGCACCTCGAGGCGAGAGAAGACGTATGGCACCACGCCGCGCCAGCAATGCAGCCGACCGTCGGAAGACAGCGCGACGGCGAACTGATCCGGGCCAGGAGCGAAGTCCAGCGCGACCGTGACCTCCGGCGTAGGCGCGGCGATCGGGCCCGGGTCGAACTCCAGGCGGTGCTCGAGCAGCAGACCAGACACGGTATGGGGCACCTCGCGCGGATCCGGATCCGCGGCCACCGCGCCAGGCGCAGCAGCGCCACCGCGCTCGAGCGGCACGCCGTGCGCGGCGCGGAGCCAGTCGCCCAGCGGCGGCAGGTCGACGTCGACCGCCTCGGCAGGAGCGACACGGCGGATGTTCACCACCTGCGCCAGCGCAGCAGGCGGAGCGGTGGCGTGCTCCGAGAGGATCGGAGCCTCGACCACCGGCGGATGCGGATCCACCACCGGCTCGATCACGCCGCGAGGCTCGTCCGCCGGATCGCCCGAGCTCGTCAGCCACGCGCCGTCGTCGGACGCCGCCTCTGCGCCAGGAGCGCCGAACGGACTCGCGTCGCGATCGGGAGAACCCCCACCCACGACCAGCTCGCCGGTGGTGCGGCGCACCAACTCGTAGAACACAGGGCCGCGGCCGCCCGTCCCGATCTGGTGATCGCGATTTACATACCCAGCGTCGTGCGCCGCTTCCAGCGCGTCGCGCACCTGCGAGGGGGTGAGCCCGCGCAGCTCGCCAGCGATCATGCCCACGGTGGCGCGCGGCCTGCGCGGCAGGATCGTCTCGAGGTGGGCAAGCACCCGGTACGCCACGGTGCCGGGCTTGGGGGGGAACGTGTTCATGCTGCCTCGCTGCTCGAGCTGGCCGCCGGCGCCGGAGCGTCGGCCTTCTTCACCGGGCGGCGGCGTCGGGTGGGCTTGGGAGCGGACGCAGCGACCACCGCCGCCTCCGCCGCCTGCGCGGCCAGCGCGTCGACGTAAGGCTGGAAGCGCTGCACCGTGTCCAGGCCGGCGTTCTTCGAGAGCCCGCCGCGGATCTTCCAGATCGTGCCCAGAGGCACGCCGGAGAGCTGCGCGAGCTTCTCCAGCTGGGGGTTGCGCAGCAGCAGGAGCGCTTGGCGCACCTGCGCGGTGGTGGGGAGTGGTGGGATCAGCATGCCGCGAGGTTAGCACTAACGGAGAGAAATCCGCAAGTCGGGCCCTGGCGCTCGCTCGGGTTTGCATGCGCGGGTGCGTTTAGGCAGTTCTCCACAGGGCATGACGCCCGTCAAACTGCATAGTTATGCACAGATCGCGAGCGCGTCGCCACCAAATACCTGTTGACTTCGCATTTGCATACCGGCAAAGTGCAGTCATCCCGCAACAGCGGGGCAACCCAGGAGAACGAAGATGGCCACCACGAACCGCAAGAGCCCGAGCGAACAGCGCCGGGATGAGATGCTGACGGTCCTCGCGATCAAGCACCTCAACCTCCAGACCCTCGAAACGCGCAACAGCGACTCGCTGGACTTCAGCGACCAGGCGGTCTGGAGCATCAAGGCTGCGCTGCAGGAAGCCTACGAGCTCGGTGCACAAGCCGCCCTGGCCGCCGCCGCCGGCCGCCGCTGACCACACCCGCGAGCCCGGCGAGCCCGGGCTTGGGAGTGTGGCCGCCGGCCACCGCACCAGGAGAACCTCGATGAACCACCCCCAGACCTTCGCGCAGCGCCACCCCTTCTACATGACGGCGGAGACGACCCAGCGCACCATCGAACTCGGGCGCGCGCTGCGTGCCCAGATCCAGCGCCGCCGCAACAGCGTGACCATCACGGTCGACGCCTCCGCGGTCGACGCCGCCCTGCGCGGCACCCTGCACTCCAGCGCGCGGAGGTCAGCATGAGCGCGCAGCACACGCCGGGGCCGCTGGTTTGCTGGCAGCGAGATGGAGCCCTCAAGATCGTCGCGCAACGCACGCCCGAGCAGCAGATGCTGGACGTTCTCGTCGAGGTGGAGCGGTGCAGCGATGCGCTGCTGTTCCGCCCCGATCTGGTCGCCGACATTCGCGCCACGATTGCGCGGTCTGCTGGGCCGAACTGGCGCGCCGCCATCGCCAAGGCCACCGGGAGCGCAGCATGAGCGGCGCCCGCGCATTGAAGGCCCCCTGGCGGGCGTTCCGCGCCGCCTCGAGCTGGCGCGTTTACGACAGCGATGGCAACGCGGTGGCCAAGATGCCCGCGAGCGAGGGCCCGGCAAGCCAGCGCCTCGCCTACGCCGCCAGGCTGATCGCAAAGGCCCCGGAGCTCGAGCTGATGCTGGCGGAGTGCGCCGCCATGCTCGGAGTAGCCGCGGACGCGATCGATCAGGTGGAGCGCGCGCCTGGACTGAACCCGAACGCCAGCAAGCTGATGCACGCGAAGGCACGAGAGTGCGTCGAGCTGCTGCACGCGATCGCCGTCGCCCAGACCGAGCAAAAGGTGCAGCTGCCATGAGCGCCCTCCAGCTGCACCTCGCCCGCGAGGCCGCCCTCAACGCCGCCTGGGAAGCATTCCTGGCGGACGTCCCGATGACCTGGATCACCGCGTGAGGACCACCATGCCCAAGACCACCGCCACCCCTCGCGGCCTGATGAGCGCCGCCGACTTCCTACCGCTCCTGCGCCGCTCGAGCATCATCCCGACCCGCCGCCGGTGGTACAGCCGGCTGTGGCGCGACCTCTACGCGCGGTACCTGCGCTGGTGCGAGCGTTGCACGGTCGAGGAACGAGAGAGCTACGAGGACGCCGGGATCAACATGGGCCCGGAGTACATCCGCAACAGCTACCGCCAGGAGGAACTCCTGCGCGTGCGCATCGCCGACCTGGAGAACAGCTGATGAAGATGAACGCGCCCACGGTACGCGACCGGCAGAGCTTCCTGGGGAGCACGGACGCACCAGCGGTCCTCGGCGTCTCCGCCTGGACCACGCCGGTCGAGCTCTGGCACCTGAAGACAGGCCGCGTGAAGCCCGAGCCGAACCTCGAGCGGGAGCGCCGCTTCGCCCGCGGCAAGAAACTCGAGCCGTTCATCTGCGACATGGTGGTCGACAAACTGCGCGACCTTGGCCACGAGGTCGAAGTCCTGGCGCGCAACGAGCGCTACACGGATCCAGAGCATGCCTTCCTGAGCTGCGAGATCGACCAGGAGCTGCTGATCGACGGCGAGCATGTGAACGTCGACGCGAAGTCGGTCGGCGGCCAGGCGCGCACGAAGTGGGGGGTCGAGGGCACCGAAGACATCCCGATCGACTACATGGCGCAGTTCATGGACGGGCTGATGATCACCGGCCGCCAGCGCTGCCTCGCCGCCGCGCTGCGCAGCTTCGACGACGTCGAGATCTTCTGGTGCACGCGCGACGAGCCGACGATCACGGGCATGCGGGAGAAGATGGTCAGCTTCTGGCGCGACCACGTGGAGCGCGACATCCCGCCGGACCCGATCAAGTTTGCGGACGTCCGCGCGCTGTTCCCGGAGCCCAAGCCGGTGCGCGTCGAAGCCACGCAGGAGATCCAGGAGTTTGTCCAGGAGCTCGCCCAGATCGCCGACCGGAAGAAAGCGCTCGAGAACCGCGAGGACTGGCTGAAGTTTCAGCTGGCCAAGTTCATGGGCGAGGCGGAGACGCTCAGCGCCGGGCCGCGCGATCTGCTGACCTGGGGCATCGAGGAACGGGGGCAGTTCGACCTGGAGGGCTTCAGGCGCAAGCACGCCGATTGGGCCGCCCTGTTCATGAAGACCAACCGCGTGCGCATCCTGCGCAAGGCCAAGAATCGCGCCGCTCGGGCGCGTTGATCACCACCACCACGAGGAACCACGATGAGCAAAGACCAGCTGCGCGCCGCCGCCACCGGCCAGGCGCCGCAACCCCCGAAGACCATCTTCTCCTACCTGGACGACCCGCGCGTCAAGGCAGGGATCGCGGCGGTCGCCGGGAAATACCTGACGCCCGAGCGCATGCTCCGGCTGTGCGTGATGGCGGTGAAGAAGACCCCGAAGCTGGCGCAGTGCGACCCCCAGACGGTGCTCGGCGCGATGATGACCAGCGCCGCCCTCGGCCTCGAGCCGAACACCGTGCAGCAGCAGGCGTTTCTGATCCCCTACAACACCCGCCGCAAGGTGGGCAACGAGTGGGTCGACCACCTCGAGTGCCAGTTTCAGATCGGCTACCGGGGCTTCCTGACGCTGATGCACCGGTCGCCGCTGATCGGCTCGTGCCAGGCTGAGGCCATCCACGAAGCTGACCGGTTCGAGCATGAGCTTGGGTCGAAGACCTTCCTGACCTACAGCAAGAAGCTGGCGGAGCGCGGGCCGCTCATCGGCGCCTTCAGCTGGGTCCAGTATGCCGACGGCGGCGAGAGCGCCTGCGTCCTGCCGGTCCAGGAGATCCACAAGATCCGCGAGCGCAGCGAGACGTACCGGTCGCTGCGCGGCAAGGTCGACGCTGCGGAGGACGGCTCCAGCGACTGGAAAAAGGCGATGGCGAAGCTGATGGACACGCCCTGGGTCATGTGGGAAGACGACATGGCGGTCAAGTCCGCGATCAAGAAGCACGCGAAGCTGCTGCCGGTGGCGGTCAACGATGCGCTCGCCGCGGCGGCCGGGATCGACGATCGCTCCGACGGCGGTGGCCTGGACCTGCGCTCGATGGTCGACGTCGAGACGGTGCGCGCGGTGGTCGCCGACGGCTCCGAGCCGCCCGCGCTCGAGGACCACACCGATGAGCAGCAGCAGAGCCGCGAGGGCTTCGGCACCACGCAGCAGCGCCGCGAGCCGGCGCCGGCGGAGCACGCCCAGACTCCGGCGGCCACGCCGGCGGCCGCGAAGCGCACCACGCGCGCCGCGGCACCGGCGGCCAGCCCGAGCCAGGCGCCGGCCGCCGGCGGCGCGCCAGCGCCCACGTACGCGCAGCTCGCCGACGACCTGCAGAAGTGCCGCGATCGGGATGCCGGCCTCGAGGTCCTCGACCTCGCGCGCGGCCTGCCCGAGGACCAGATGCGCGACCTGCGCGCCGTGTTCGCCCGGAAGTTCCCGGACTGAGCATCCACCACCCGCCCGCCAGGGCACAACAGGAGAGAGAGCGATGAAGCTGAAACTCGGAGACGAAGCGAAGGACCGGATCACGGGCTTTCAAGGGATCGTGGTCTGCGTCACGGAGTGGATCTCCGGGTGCACGCGGACTACGCTCCAGCCCCTGATGGGCAAGGATGGCAAGCTGCCCGAGCCGGCAACATTCGATGAGCCGATGCTCGAGCTGGTCAAGGCCAGCAAGGTCAAGGTCGGCCCGAAGGACACCGGCGGCCCGCGGCCCGAGCCGAGCCAGGCGCGCGCGCCGCGCTGACAGATCACAGGGGGGGCGAGCACAAGCGTGCTGATCGGGTTTGAACGTTTCGCGTTCTCCTGGTGCCCGAGATAGTCCGGGTTGCATCCGGCGCCCCCCACCTTAACCACCACCGCCAGGAGCCACCATGCCTCTCAGCGAGCAGTGCAAAGAGCGGGGCCGACTGCTCAAGGTTCGATATCACATGCTGCAGCGCTGCTTGAACCCGAAGCATCCGAACTACGCTGACTACGGCGGACGTGGAATTGCGGTGTGCCAGGAGTGGCGCGAAAGCCCCGCCGCGTTCATTGCTCACATGAGCCCGCGCCCGAAGGGCATGACGCTCGAGCGCATCGACAACAGGCGCGGCTACGAGCCAGGGAACGTGCGATGGGCGACTCGAGCAGAGCAAGTGCGCAACCGACGAAACAACATCATCGTCCAGCTAGGAGACGAGACGATGGTCCTCAAGGATGCATGCGCCAGATTGGGCATGTCCTATGACGCGATCTGGCGGCGCCTCAAGCGTGGCGCCAGCTTGCAGACAGTGTTCTCAACCCCGGTGCAGAAGCGCAAGCCGCGCAGCACCACCACGCGAAAGGTCAGCGATGTTTGAACTCTTGAATCCCACGAAGGCGAAGCTGCTGGATGTGGTCGTGCTCAGTCAGAAAAACAGGGCTCCAGACGAGAACCCGGGCGCCAAACTGAACTTCGAGATCCAGCTGAGCGCCGACATCCTCGCCCACTTCGATGGCCACCTGAAGGGCTTCCTGTTCACGAAGAACAGCGGCAGCGAGGGGGCCAAGCAAGCCGCGCTCGATGGCATCCCGGAAGCCTCCGATATGCCGAACCTGACGGGCATCGGCATGAAGATCGGCAAGTTCCCCTGGAACCAGGAGCTCACCGGCTACGAGCTGGTGATCGACCACGGGATGGGCGGGAAGAAGTCCGACCTCGTGATCGACGACGGTCTGCTGTCGAACTGGCGCTTCACCCCGAAAGAAGGGGGCACCGTGATCGCCCGCATGAGCTTCGAGTCGGCGAATGTGACCGAGGCACAGTTCGGCCGGCTGGCGAAGATGAAGTCGCGCGACATCGAGATCACCTTCCACCCGCCCGAGGAAGCGCAGCAGCAGATCCCGAGCGGCGCCCAGACGCCGGCGGCGAAGACCCTCGTGCCGGCTGACGGTTGGCCTTTCCCGAAGGGCCCGAAGGGAGCGACCCAGGCGCCGCCGCAGTCGACCACTACGGAGAACGTGAAGGGCAAGCCGCCGGCGGCCAAGAAAGCCGCCAGCAAGCCCGCCGCGAACACACCCGCGGCCAAGGTCGACAAAGCCAGCGCGAAGGCCAGCGCCGCCACGGAAGCCTTCGTCGCCGGCGGCACGAAGCCGCACTGAGCACCAGCCGGCCGGGCTCGGCGAGCTCGGCCACCTTCACCAGGAGAAGCCATGAACCCAGACACCGGCCACCTCTTCAGGCTGCGCCGCGGCGAGGACGCGCCCGAGGGCACAGAGATCCTGCCGGACGACCTCCAGCGATACGCGGAACTCAAGGCCCGCATGGTCGCTGGCATCAAGGTCGGCTACAAGCCCTGGCGCGTAGAACCGGTCGCCCAGGTCAACCTGCGCTCGAGCACGCCGCTGGCCAAGTGGGCGAAGAAGAAGCGCCTCGAGCGGATCCGCAACAAGTCCCGCCGCATCAACCGCGGCCGCAAGTAGCACCACCAGGAGAACCACCAGATGAGTGACATCACCAATGAGGCTGGCGGCGATGACGTGATGCGCCTGCGAGCGCACGCGGTCGGCATCGCACGCGACATCGCCGATGCCTTCGCCAAGGAACGCAACGACGGGAACAGCAGCGCCGCGCTGTTCCGCCACCTCGCCGACCACCTGCTGGCCGAGCCCGAGCTCGTGAGGACGATCGCCGCGTGGCACGCCGCGGCGCTTCACCAGGTGGATGGCGGAAAGCCGCACGCAGCACAGCCCGAGGCGGTGGCGTGGCGGCCAATCGAGACTGCGCCGCAAGACGGCTACCTCATGTGCTACGAAGACGGCGCCTACCGACTGAAACTGCGCCATGAGGGAAAGTGGCTTGACACGGCATACGCCGGGATTGAGTGCGCGCCTTGGGGTGATGTCGCTGTCGGCGCAGACGCTCAGCGCATTCTGGACATGCGCGCGGACGCTGGTAGATACAAGCTTGTGGTGCGTGACGGCTGCTGCGAGAACCCGACGCACTGGATGCCGCTGCCAGAGCCGCCCGGACTCGCCGCCCCACCCACCGAGCCGCAGGCAGCACAGCAGCCCGAGGCATACGTGTTTGCTGGTTGGCAACAGAGGTATATCGATCCCGAAGAAGGCCCATCTTCTTGGCAGGCTTGCCAAGATTCAGACGTGCGTCTCTTGCAAGGGCGAAAGGATTACGAATTGCGCAAAGTCTATGCCGCCACCCCACCCACCGAGCCCGCGCCCGCCTTGCTGGTTCGTGACGTGGCCGAAATGCTGTGCATGGACAGCAGCGTGCCGGTCTGCAAGACGCTGGTGGCGCTGGGATACCCGCCGCGCAGCACGAACATGGCAGTGACGCCCGCCGAGGCTGTGGCCGTTGCAAAGCATCTGGCAGCACCAGCGCCCGAGCCGAGCGCGCAGGCTGTGAGGGAACCCGGCGACCCGCTGCATGATGATGCCTACGTTCGCGGCGTTGCCGTTGGATTTGCGGAAGACGACAGCCGACGCACGACGTTGCTTCGCATTGCTGATCGCATGCAGAAGCTCGCCGCCGCTCCCCAGCCCGCGCCGAGCGCGCAGGCTGTGGCGCACCCATCGCATCAGACCGTGCGCGAGTGGATGCCGGTCAGCGAGGCACTGAGGCTGTCCGACCTGTGGACTGCAGGCGATCTGGACAACTGCGGGCAATGGCGCGCAGCGATCAAGGTTCTAGCCGATGAAGTCCGTGCACTCGCCGCCTCTCCCCAGCCCGAGCCGAGCGCGCAGGGCGAGCCAGTGGCGCTGACCGAGCCCGCATGCCACGGCAACGGCGGATGCTGCCCTGACGACAAGTGCGAGAAGTGGAAGCCGCGCGCCTCCGCACCATCCACCCCACCGCATGCAGTGGTGGAGGCTGTGCCGCTGAATTTCGATCAGCTACAGAAAGTGATGTCGAAGCACTTCGGCGGGCGCGAGTTGACAGACGACGAGGCTGACAGCGCGGAAGCGTTCGCCCGCGCCATCGAACGCGCCCACGGCATCGCCCCCAAGGCAGCGCAGGAGAAGACATGACCATCGAGCGGCGAGATCCAGACACGATCGAGGTCCTCGGCGGAAAGCCCGGCGACAAGGAACGCGCGATCGAGAGCGACTACCTGATCCGCAGCGGCATGTGCCCGAACGGCCATGGCCTGATGCAGCTCGGCGGTTGGGGCCAAGAGTGCCCGGCCTGCGGATTCACCTGCAACACCCTGCCGGAGCTGACCAAGCAATGAAGGAACGCCCTATCCCGTTCAGCGCGCCGATGGTCCGCGCGCTGCTCGCCGGCACGAAAACGCAGACGCGGCGCGTGATGAAACCTCAGCCGCTCGGTGGCATGCCGACGCTCCTGCAGCATTTGGCGGACATTGGCCACCAGCGATGGGCCACAGATGAACCAGACGAGGAAATGGTCTGGAAGTGCCCATACGGCCAGCCCGGCGACAGGCTGTGGGTGAGACACAGCGCTGCCTTTTTCCCCGTCTACTTCAAGCCGATCCCAGGATGGGAGGGCCTCTACGCTGCTGGGACCGATGGCCTGATCTACCGGATGGACCGCGGAGAGCCAGCGGCCCTTTCCGGATCGCCCACCAGCAAGGGCTATCTGACCGTCTCCCTGAGCCGAGGTCAGGCGGAAACGCACGCAGTGCACAAGTTGGTTTGCGAGGCTTACTACGGATCACCGCCATTCGATGGCGCGCAGGTGCGCCACATGGATGGTGAGCAGACGAACAATCGGCCAGAGAACCTCGACTGGGGATCGCAGGAACAGAACTGGCAGGACCGCAAGGTTCATGGGCGAGGCATGGGACAAGATCACCACGCGGCGAAGCTGACTCCTGCAGCGGTGGAAGTCATCAAGGCATCGGCATCGTCGCAGCGTGAGCTCGCACGTGAGTTCGGTGTCTCGCAGGCAACGATCTGGGAAGCGAAGCACGGTCGGTCCTGGGCAGAGCATGCACCTGAGCCGCGCAACATGCCCGCCTTCAAGATGTGGAAGCCGTCGATCCACATGCCCAGATGGGCCAGCCGCATCACCCTCGAAGTCACCGGAGTGCGCGTGGAGCGGGTGCAGGACATCAGCATCGCCGACGCGATGGCCGAGGGCGTGGTCGAGTGCAACGAGAGCCTGCGCGGACTGGAACCGTGCATGGAATGGCGCTACGCCTACGAAGACCTGTGGAACTCGATCAACGGGCCCGGCGCCTGGGACTCGAACCCCTGGGTCTGGGTCGTCGGATTCCGGAGGATCGATGCCGATCAGCCCTGAAGCGAAGAAACGCTACCCGCCCGAGTGGCCCCAAGTACGCCTCCAGATCCTCGAGCGCGCGAAGTGGAAGTGCGAGCACCCCGGCTGTGGGGCCGCGCACCACGCGGTGGGGCATTGGCACCGCCAGGAGGACGAAAGCCTCGTGTGGACCCCGCTGACCAGCCGGTACGGGCCCTGGAACGCGCAGGGATACAACGAAGCGACCTCCGCCGGCGCCGGCCTGTGCTGGCCGAACACAGACGTCCCGATGACCTGGAAGCAAGCCCGGGCGGTGGCCGCCGACTACCAGGACCAGGACGGCCCGCAGCTGATCGTGATCGTCCTGACGGTGGCGCACCTGAACCACGAACCCGAGGACTGCCGGCCGGAGAACCTCGCCGCGTGGTGCCAGCGCCACCACCTCGCGTATGACCTCGAGCACCACCAGCGGAACGCCTATGCCACCAGGCGCAAAGGCAAGGCGATCGGCGAGCTGTTCTGACGGTTTCACGTGGAACCCCCCTGGTCGAGGGGGGTGCGCAGTCGTTCACGCTTCGGTGCTTGCATATGTGCAAGTCCGGTCGCATAGTGAAGACATCGACAACGCAACCGGAGAGACGAAATGGCAACGCAACAAGTGAACCTCTACAGCCCCCGCATCAACGAAATCATGCGCTGGGCAGATGCTACCCGCGTGCAGCGAGTGATTCAGGCCACGGGCTGCACCGCTGACGAGGCCCGCGAGTACCTGGTAGCCGAGGAAGGCGACGAAGCAGACGCGATCCTGAGCTACCGCACCGACCGGATGGAGGCTGCCCAGTGAGCGCCGCGCTGCGCCAAGACCTGGACGATGCCCGCAAGGGCCTTGCTGAGTGGCGCGCGATTGCGCTTGCCGCCCAGGCCCAGGTGAGACACCAAGCCGGCCAGCGCGAAAGCGAACTGGTAACGCTGCTGAAAGACATCCTGCATTGCAGTGACGCGCTGGCCTTCCGGCCTGACCTGCACGCGCGCCTTCTGGACTTTGGACGCCGGCTGAAGGCGCAGGAACCGAAAGACGATTTCCCTGACGACTACGAAGTATGAGCGCCGACCAGAACAAGGGGGGGAGACCTCCCGCGCCGCCTCAGTTGCAGCGCGTGAACGTACCGCTTCGCCTGCCGCGCTGGATGGCGGAATGGATTGCGGAGCAGTGCGCCGAAGGCCCGCCTTACAAGACGGCAACGCAGTTGATCGAAGCGGCGATGGTGAAAGCCTACAAGCTGCGCCCACCGAAGGAGTGACAACGTGAACGCAGACCCTAAGCTGAAGCCCGACATTGCGGCGCTGAAGAAGCGCCTCTCGGAAGACCCGGGCTTTGCGGCCCAAGTGAAGGGCGAACAGGCCGCGATGCGGCCGGAACTGGCGCTGTTCTTCCGCGATCTGCGGAACCACTTGCTTCACGTCATCGACATGAGCAAGGGAGAACACTATCTCGACGTGGTGCGCCTGAATGCCCAAGCGCTGATCCAGCGAATGGAGCTTCTCGCCGCCGCCCAAGTGACGGGCGACAGGACGCTGACGCCCGGTTGCCACACCCCCGAAGGGTGCCGCGAGAACGGCTGCCTTGGCTGGTGCGATGAGCACCGACCCGAGGCCGGGCCAGACAGCAAGACGCCCAACGACAAGTTCACCGGGAGCCAACGCGATGACAGATGAAGTGACCGGCGCTAACGAGCGCCACGAGGACCGGGATGCCGTTGGCTCTCCGGTGCAACGACCTGTTGGGCGGCTGGTGGAGCAGCGCACCTACACCCGCACGCAACTACTGACGGCGATTGAGACAGAGCGCCACGCTTGCAGCATTGCGGTTTGGATGACGCTACATGACGCGCTGGCAGAAGACGCCGACGACAAGGGCCTTGATGGGTGGATGCGCGAAGCCGAACAGCGCATAAAGAACAGGTCGTTGAACGATCCTGATTTGCGCGCCATAAGCCGGCCCTCGACACCGGATGGCTGGAGCGACACCGATTGGATTGCGCACTTGAGGCGCGAGGCCGCCTGCCCTGCCTATGCCAAGGGGCCATTGCCTGAGACGGGGTGGGACTGATGCGAAGTTTGACTCAGTGGTTCCCGGTCTCTGTTGACCCGGTGCACGAAGGCATCTATGAGGTCGAGTACCGTCAGTCTCGATTCATCTTCCGCCGCGAATGGCGCGATGGGGTCTGGTGTATCCCTGGCGCTGTGATGCTCAAGGCCACGCGGCCCAAGCGCTGGCGCGGCCTTACTTCGCCAGCGCGAACGATGCCGAAGGACCAGCGATGAGCAGAGAAGCCTTTGGCGACCCGCCAGAACAGCAGGAAGTGCCTGAGTGCTGCCCGAACTGCGGCAGCGACTTCTACATGCCAGGCTGCACGCACTGCGAAGAGGTAAAGCGGCGTTGCGCCGCCGAGTCCGAAGCGCTGGCCATGCGCGGGGTTCTGCACCGCATGTTGGAAGCGCCGACGACGCAAATCAGCGTGGGCTGGAAGGATGCGATCAGGCGGGCGATGTTGGCAGCCGCGCCAGACAGCAAGACGCCCAACGATTGAGCTGCGAGGCGGCCGGCAGGCCGTCCGCACGAGCGAAGGGTTAGAGCGCGTGGTTCAGAAAACTAGGAGAACGTGATGGACAGAGAAGTGAGGCGCGTGCCGGCCGACTGGCAACACCCGAAGGAATCGACTTTCGACCACCGAGGCCGCTGGGTGGAGCGCTACAAGCCGCTGTTCCCTGGCGAGCAGTACCAAAGCCGCGTGGACGAGTGGGACGAGGAGTGCGCCAAATGGAAAGCCGGCTTGCGCCCTGACCACTGTGATAGCGCAGAGCACCGGGCCATGTGCTACGAGCAGTGGGCCGGCCAGCGACCGCACCGCGACGACTACATGCCGAACTGGCCGGCCAAGCAGCGCACGCACCTGATGATGTACGAGGACACCAGCGAAGGCACGCCGATCAGCCCGGCCTTTGCAACGCCCGAAGAACTGGCGCGCTGGCTTGCGGACAACGGGGCCAGCTCATTCGGCAGCGATACCGCCAGCTACGAAGCTTGGCTGCGCGTGGCTCGTGGTGGCTGGGCGCCGAGCATGGTGGTGACGCAGAACGCTGACGGCACCGGAACCATTCAGAGCGGCGTGGAAGCGCTCTAACGATTAGGTTGAGGGGCGAGCCGTAGGCGAGTCCCTCTCGAACCGCCAGTTGGGCGGCTGGTGGAGAAACGAAAGGAGCGATGCATGAGCACTGACACGATGAGCAACACCAGCGTGCTGCGGAGCGACCGCCGCACCGTGACGCAACTGCTGGCGGCGGCCGAGAAGGACACCGACGCGGTGAGCGTCTTCATGGCCGGCTGCACGGTGGCCGACACCGAGGCCGCCATCTTCGTGGTGAAGGGCGCGGAGCGGATCGCGTACCTCAAGGCGCTGTGCGAGCGGCAGGGCCTGCTGACCGACAAGCCCGTGACCGGCCCGGCTTGCAACCTGCAACGCCCGTGGGAGGCGCCGTGATGCGCACCTGCGAAGACGGCTGCAACGGGTGCGACGAGTGCACCGACTATGACGCCGACGACGATGCGCACGAACCGCCGGAGTTCGGTTGCTGCCTGCCGCCCGGCGAGTGCTGCATGCCTGGCCTGCACTTTCCGAGCGAGTGCCACACGGCAGCGGACTACGAGCGCGAGCAATTCGGCGGCTGGGCCAGTGATGCAGGCCCGAGGCTGACGCCCAACGTCGGCGGTAACCGGCTTGCGCCCACACAGGAGCAACGATGACAACGAACCTTGCCGGCGCAAGTCCGGTTGACCAACCAGTTGGGCGGCCCTTGCCAAAGCGCTACGAAGGTGGCCGGATCAAGGGCGGGTGCAGCCTGCACGATGCCGAGAAGCCCGAGCTTTGCCAGAAGCACCTGCAACGCTGCCCAGAACCTCGCACGGTTGACTGCTGCGGCGTGGTGGACGAGCACGACATCATCGAGTGCAGCCGCTGCGGCAAGCAGTGGACGGTGCCGTGCAACTTTGACGAGGACTACTCATGACGTACTCGTGGCTGGTGGAGAACTTCACCAAGGACGGGAAGTCCACCGGGCTCTACATGGCCTGTCAGGTGAACATGACCGTGACTGCCGACGTGAACGCGGCGCGCAAGTTCCGCAGGCAGATCACGGCCGAATTCCGCGCGCTGGACATGCACGAAGCTAGGCGCGGCGACTGGCGAGCCGTGGAGCACGGCTTCGATGACAGAAAGACGCCCAACGCCGAGCTGACCGAGCGGCCGGCAGGCCGTCCGGTCGAGTGACTGTTGTGCCACCGATTCCGAAGCGAAAGGACTGACAAATGAACCGACCACTTGTGATCTACCACGGCAACTGCGCGGACGGCTTCAGTGCCGCGTGGTGCTTCTGGCGTAAGTACCGCGATGCCGCCGACTACGTGGCCGGCGTGTACCAGCAAGATCCGCCGGACGTGGCGGGTCGCGATGTGTACCTTGTGGACTTCAGCTACAAGCGCGCCGTGGTGCAGGGCATGCTGGCGAAGGCGAACGAGGTGACGTTGATCGACCACCACAAGACCGCGATTGACGATCTTCTGTGCCTGACCAGCGATATCGGCCAAGGTTACCGGCCGCTTGGCTGGTTCTGCGACCTGAATCGCAGCGGCGCTACTCTGGCGTGGGACTACTTGTTCCCCGGCGAGGACCGCCCGCTGCTGCTGGGCCATGTGGAAGACCGCGATCTGTGGCGCTTCAAACTGCCAGGCACCCGCGAGATTCAGGCGTTCGTGTTCTCGCACGAGTACAGCTTCGACCTGTGGGACAAGCTCATGAGCGCCGACCAGGTGGAACTACTGAAGATGACCGCAGCCGGCGCCGCCATCGAGCGCAAGCACCACAAGGACGTGGCCGAGTTGGTGGCGGTGTGCAAGCGCCGCATGACCATCGGAGCCTATGACGTGCCGGTGGCCAGCCTGCCTTACACGCTGGTGAGCGACGCGGCGCACCTGATGGCGCAGGGCGAGCCGTTCGCTGCTTGCTACTGGGACACCGCCGAGGGTCGCGTGTTTGGCCTGCGCGCCACTGACGACGGCGTGGACGTGTCGGATGTGGCAAAGCAGTACGGCGGCGGCGGGCATGCCAAGGCGGCCGGTTTCAAGGTGCCGCGTGGGCATGTGCTCGCGGTGGCATGAGGCTGGGGCACAACGTTTGAGCTGAGGGGCGGCCGGAGGCCGTCCCGAACCTCCAGCGAAGAGTTATGCAGAAGCCCCAGCGGGGCAGAAAGGAACCGACGTGAGGATGTGGATTGACACCGAGTTCAACGAGTACCGCGGCGAGTTGATTTCGCTGGCGCTGGTGGCCGAGGATGGCCGCGAGTGGTACGGAGTTCGCTTTTGCGATGCGCCAGGCTGGTGGGTTGGCGAGCATGTCATGCCGCACCTGCACCAAGAGCCGCAGCGCGATGCAGTGCTGCGCCTTTCGCTGGCCGCGTTCCTCGCTGAGTTCGAGAGCGTGCACATCGTGTCGGACTGGCCTGGCGACATCGCGCACTTCTGCAACTTCTTGGAGTACCGGCCGGGCGACCGAATTGGCCCTGACCTGATGACGTTCGAGGTGCGCCGCGATCTGCCCGACACCTCCAAGACATCGGCCATTCCGCACAACGCGCTGGAAGACGCTAGGGCATTGGCGCGCGGCGCATTGGCTGCTGCATAACAAGTGAATGCGCCAACTGTGCAAGGTCACCGCAACAACCGAAGCCGCTGGGCGCACTGCAACACGCCCAGCGCGTTGCGTCGCCGCCGAGCTGCTGCGGATGCCCGGCGCGAGGCGTTGGCTGAGAAGTTGCCGCCAGCACCAGCAGGCCCCGAGCCGCTGACGCTGTGGCAGCGGATCACGATCGACCTCTACGTGCCCACGCACGGACGGTGCGATCAGCACGCGGCGGTGATCGACGGCGAGCAGGCCGGTCTGCTGTCGGCGACACAGGTTGGCGTGATGGTGAGAGAGAAGATCCTCAAGCGCCCGAGCGTTGACGTGCTGGCTGATGCTCGGCGCGAATACTTCTGACCAGCAACAGGACCCGGAGAACCTCGATGAAGATTTTGTTTCTGCCCTCGAGCGCGCAGCGCCGGCGCCGCAACGGCGAGCTCATGCCGAACCGGCTGTTCCTCGCTGACGGGACTGAGCTGAAGGGGCTGACCCACCTCGAGGCGGTTATCGAACCGGAGTGGGACACCCTCGAGTCGACAGACATCACCGCCAGCACGCAGCAGCCCATCGGCCGGAGCCGCAGCGTGGTCACGAAGCTGACCCTGACGTTCGGCCCCAGCAAGGTGGTGCGCGTCAACCCGCGTGCCGACCAGGCGCCGGCGCTGAGCCGCCTACTTCAGCGCGCGGTACTGCCGCTCGCAGACGTCGCGGGCCCGGGCGGCACCGTCTGCAAACTCGATAGTTCCCGCTTCAGCTTCGTCCAGCCTTCGGCGCAGGTAGGCTGACAGCTCGCGGGCCGCGGTGGCTCCTTCGCCTCCTCCGCCAGATCCGGGATCGCCGCCACAGGCCCGGGCCTCGAGAACGGCGAGACGGTCACGCAGCTCGCCAGCAGCAGACTGCTGCTCGAGCAGAGCAGCGCGAGCACGCGCCGCAGACTTCCTGGCTTCATCGATCGCCCCCTTCTTCTCTGCCTCGCGGCGCGCCGTGTTGGCCTTGGCCTCGGCGGCGCTGGCCGCCTGAGCGGCCGCCGCGGCGACCTCCGCCTCCTGGAACTTCGCCCGCTCAGAGCGCACCGCGTGCCGGTTGACGCCGCCCCAGATGAGCGCGGCCGCCAGCGCCCAGACCCACCAGCGCACGCCGCTGGCCAGCCCGAGCGCGCGCGTCCAGATCACGCCCAACCCTCGCTGCGCTGCCGCCGGCGCTGCTGCAGGATCCACCAGCCGGCGCCGACCAGCACCAGCGCGAGCAGCGCGCCAGGCGGCAGACCCAGGAAATCGGCCACAGAGCCGACGGCGCCGCGGATGGCACCCAGAGCACCCCGGACCGGCTCCAGCGCCGCCGTGAGGCCGCTGGCTGCCGTGCCGACCTGCTCCAGCTGCGGAGCGACCTCGCCCACGGCGGTGACGGCGCCGGCGGCGATCGTGACCACGGAGCCCTGCGCGATCGGGGAGCTGGTGAGCTTCGATTCACCCTCCACCGCCTGTGCGGTCCGTTCGAACCCAGCCTCCGGCGTCAGGTAGAGCGCCGCCTCGCGCGCGCGCCTCGAGGTCAGCCCGTCGAGCACCTCGAGCTGCCCGGTGCGCGGATTGCGCGCCTTGTTGAACAGCCCAAAGGCGCGCGCCGCGGCCTGCCGGTTGCCGGCGTTGTGCTGGCGAAGGACGGTGGACTTGGCGAACGCCGCCAGGCCAATGTTGTAGGCCAGGAGCACGAAGGCCCCCAGCTCGTTGGGGGACGGTTCCACGGTGCACAAGTCCCGGATGGCGCGCACGCGCTCCTCGAGGTCCTCGAGCAGCCACGCGTCCGCCTGCTCCTTGGTGCAGCGAGCGCCAGGACGCACGCCGTCGGTCTCGCCCCAGCCGATGGTCCAGACGCCGGCCGGGCACCGGTAGGCGACCAGCGCGCACCCGCCGTCGGGGCCCTGCTCGTACTCCGCCAGGATGGCCAGTGCCTCCTTCGGGATGGGCCAGGGCAGAGCAAGATCGGGCAGCGGGAAACGCATCATGGGTCGCTCCTCTTGCCGCCGTGCACGTGGCGCAGCTGGCTAAGGTCCAGGGGCTTGGCGCGCACGGTGCCGGCCGGCGGCGCGTACCTCCAGCGGCGCAGGGAGAGCAGCAGAAAGATCAGCACGCCAGCAATCGCGCTGGCTGGCGACCACTCCGACCTGCCCGAGAACAACAGCAAGACGGCTCCGAAGACACCGATGGCAAGGAACGCGTGCTGCAGGAAAACGCCCAGAGCAGTGACCCCGCGCATCATCTTCGCAATGCGACAGCCGAGCATGAAGCACACCACTACGCCGAGCGCGCCGGCGATGACCGCGGGGAGGTTGTAGAGCACCAACGTCCACAGGACCGCAAACAGGTCGGCAGCGTTCATTGCTTGGCTCCTCGCACGGCGCGCAGGACGTCGAGCACCGTCTCCATGCCTTTCCGCCACTTGTCCGGAAGTGCGGCGATCACGCCGGAGATCGGCAGCAGGAGTCCGGTGTAGGCGAAGCCGGCAGCGCCATCCAGCCACATCGCCAACGGAACCGTCACCCCGAGCGAGGCGATCAGGCTGACCACCACGTAGACAAAGGTGGGCATGCGCGAGTCGATGTCGCGACGGTAGAGTCCGATCATCAGGCCACCGAACCACCCGAGCAGGATCAGCGCATACGCACTGATGAACTGCGCCGCCTTCGGGCCCCAATAGAAGCTGGCCAGCATGAGCGCCGCGGCGAACAGGTCCAGGTTTTCAGGGCCTTGTGGTGCTTGGGCGGCCATAGAGGCTCCGATAGACGTAGAGGGCAAGCCAGAAGATGACCACGATGCCCACGGCGCCGAGGTCGAGATCCAGGCGCGCGCTGCAGATGGAGTGCCCGACAGGCACCGGCCACGGACGCACCATGTAGGCGAACGAGCAGAGCGCGACCTGCACCTCCTCGATCGACCACCACAGGGCCACCAGAGTGACCGGCGTCGACCGCGGCGCCAGGCTGACCACCAGCCAGACCATGCTCAGTAGCGCGAGCGCCCCCAGCGCCTTGGACGCCAGGCCGCGCAGCTCCGGCGGCCACGCGTCGTAGAGGTAGTGCCTTGCCCCCATGACCAGGAGCAGCACCACCGCAACATCAGAGCGGTTCGCTTGGCCCACCGCCGCCACCTTGCGTCCCCTTCGTGTCCAGCTTGCCGCGCAGCGCGAGCAGGACTTCGGGCCAAGTGCGGTCACCACGAAGGCGATAGGCGGCGGCCGCTGCTCCGATCAGGAGCCCGACCACAAATGCGATCAGTGCAAGCATGAGGCTGACCTCCAGGAGTTGCGGTGGCGCGGATTATCCACCGGTCGGCGCGTCGATGAACGTCCGCAGGTCGATCGTCGCAGAGTCCTGCACCAGGCCGGTGGCGGTCTCTCGGATCTCGAAGAACAGGATCCGGATGGCGGCGCGGTCGGTGCCGGGGTCGACATAGCCGGTGGTGAGCTCCCAGGTGCGCGCAGTCCCGAGCGTCTCCCAGCTGCCGACGGTCCCGGTGAAAGTCACAGGAGAACCCCCGTCGACCGAGCTGACCACCGTCGCGCGCACCTCGTAGAGCGCCGCCAGCGTCGGCTCGATCTCGCCGTACAGGTTCCATTCGCCCACCGGCGTCGGCGGCAGGTAGAGCGAGCTGGCCAGCGTGGCGTAGGAGAGCAGGCCGGTCGCGCCGAACGTGACCGAGCAGCGCAGGTCGCCGGAGTAGACGGTGGAGTCGGTGACGTCGTAGACCGCCGCGTCGAGGATCCGCGGCACAACCAGCGTGCCACCACCGGTGTCGACGCCACCGGAGTCGTCCGGAAGCCCGACGGGGTCCTGGATCTCGCCAGGGCCGGGCAGCAGCGCGTTGTCCGCGGTGTGCACGCGCTCGTCGTCGATTACCCCGCTGATCTCGAACAGCTGCGCGCCACCATCGGTTAGCCCCCCGTCGGTGATCGCGCTGACCTTCACCAGCTCGCGCGAGCCGAGCAGGGGCCCGAGCAGGAACTTCGGCCGCTCGCGCGTGCCGTCGTCGAGCACCAGAGTGAACCCAGGAGCGCTCGAAAGCGTGACGTCATATGAGGTCGTCCCCGGGGTCACTCGCTGGGGATCGGTGAGCAGCCCGTCGTCCTTGATGAACGTGATGTACAGGTCGCCGGCGTCCCAATCCGGCGTAAGAGACGACGTCGCCAGACTGCGCGTAGCCGACCTGATCGGGCACTAGAGCGACAGGCGACATGTAGGCCGGCAGCATGCCCTGCATTTCGGTGGTGAAGGACGCCACGCGAGTGCGGTAGGCGAGGTTCGCCGCTTCGTACAGGCCCTCGCGCTCGGCGTGCTTTGCTCCGACGATTCCCTCCAGCCGCTTGTGCTCGGGGTTGGCCATGTCCGACAGTTCCACACCGGGCATCGGGCACGCGATCTCGGTCCACTCGTTCGTCCGGTGGTCTTGGTACTCGATGATGAACCCGTCCGGGCTGTTGCGAGAGCGCAGCTGCTCCGACACAGCGATGCCCGGCTGGCAGTTGCGCGGCGTGAAGGCGGTCACCGGTGCGTCCACGAACTCGTCGCGCGCGATGCTGATCACGCCGTTTCGCCGGAAGACACGAGAGCGACCAGCGCGAGCGATGAGCTGCGCCGCGTCCCACCCGTTCAAGGTGCTGTCGAAAACGTAGTCGAACCGGTCCTGACGCGCATCCGCCTGCACGGCGAGGTCGTAGAAGGACTGCAGGTCGATGCGCGAATCGGGCTTGTTCATGCCCCAGGTGCTCGAGGTGATCAGGTCCAGGCACCACCACACCCAATTGCGCGTGTGCTCCTCGGCATTCCAGGTCAGGTCGGCGGCCAGCGTCCGGCAATAGGCCTGACAGATCAGCCGTAGGTCCCGGCTCGCCGATTGCGAGAGCTGGCTCGAGGCGCGCATGACCACTTCGAAGTGCGCCGTGTCCGGATTGAGCCGCGCCGGCTCCGCCAGGTAGGCGCGCAGACCGATCCACGCCAGCTCGTGCAGCGCCGCAGGATCGGTGTCCTGCACGTCGGTCCGCACCAGGCGCACCTCCACGCGAGCAGCCGACGGGAGAACGTACTTCTCCGACCAGCGCTGCGGCGTGGCCGTGAAGGCGGTGCGCGTCTCGTTGGCCAGCGTGGTCCAGGGCCCGAGCACCTGCCCAAAGTCGTTGATCTCGCGGTACTCCACGCGCCACGTGACCGTCAGCGCTCCGGTCTTGCCCAGACCACGCACGGCGGAGACGTCGACGCCGATGGCGGTGCAGGTGCGCCGCGCAGCGCACGCCGCGTAGCCGCCGACGAAGCGACCCGACTCGAGGGTGGCGGAGGACACCTCCACCGCGGTGGTGACGTTGGCCAGCACCTCGGTCGGTTGCACGCCAGGCGCGAGGTAGGTCGCGCGCACGACGTCGGCGAAGCGGGTGATCGGCGTGTTCCCGATCTTGGCGACGACGTCGTGGTTGCCAATGCCCACGGCGAACAGCGCCAGAAAAAACTGATCGTTGTCGAGGTCCGGATCGGCATCGGAGTCGCCAGCGCGCGGCCGGTATTCGAAGTAGGGCTGGCCAGCGTACGGCGGCGTGATCTCGCGCTGCCCACAGATCCTCCAGATCGGCTGGTCGAGCCGGGCCTCGTTGCCCTGCAGGCTGGTCGAGAACGCGTCGCCGGTGTTCTCAGGCCGCGCGAGCGCGGTGGGCCCGACCGGCGGCAGCAGGAGGTTGATCGCGAGCTGCGTCGCGGCCACCGCGGCGAACGCGGCGAAGCCCTGCAGGGCGAACAGCTGCGGGATGAACAGCGACGCAAGGGTGAGCACGCCGCGCAGAGTGTCCCGATCCTGGGGCACATCGTGCCACTCGATGACGTCTCCGGGCTGCGTGAGGCTTTCCCAGGACTCGCGCAGCAGCCACTCGCCGTTGACGCGGCAGACCAGAATGCCGGCGTTCTTGGGGGCCCGCGTCGCGATCGGCACGCCGACCGGCACCACCACCATGTCCACCGGCCGGATCTGCTGCAGGGGGGTCGGCGCAAAGCCGCTGACAGGTTGCAGGTTCACTCGCGCCTCCAGAGCTCTGCAGACATGCCCGCGACCGCGTCGCGCCAGTGCTCGAGCACCACGCCGCGCTCGTGCATCGCGTGGAGCACGCGCAGTCCGCCGTTCACCCGCACGACCAGGCCGCAGTGCAGCCGGACCAGCGAACGCATGATCACGATATCGCCGTCGGCCGGCGCCGTTCCGATTGGCACTCGATGCATGGATGCACAGCGCGCGCTGGCCAGGATGGCGTTGGAGTTGTTCACTGACGCCGGCGCATCCTCGTCGATGGCTACATCACGAAGACGGATCTGGTGCACGTGCGCGAAGACGTGCCGCACCAGGCCCCAGCAAGAGAATGCCGAGGGGCCATCACCACCTGCATCCTTGGCGTAGGGCAGACCCACGTACTGGGCGACCCAACCGTTCATCGCTGCAGCCCCGGATAGTCGACGCGCCGGAACGTGATCGCCGGCACGGCCAGCGCGCCGTCGTCGTCGAACTGCGCCGCGATCTGCAGGGCGGAGCCGACCATGTCGACCGAGGTCAACTCCACCTCGAGCGGCGGCAGCAGCGCGGGAGCGGACAAGTCGTCGCTGGCATACACCCGCTCGATCAGGATCCACGGGTCGAGGGAGCCGCGCGCGGCGGCCAGGAGCGGCCGCATCATGCCGGCCAGGTCCGGCCGCGACATGGAGATCTTGGGAGACTCGGGCTGGTCGGATTCCTCCGGACGCGAGACGGTCATCGGGCACGACTGGAACTCGACCTCGGCACCCGCGTTGCGCACGGCGGTGCCCTCGATGAACGCCGACAGGTCAGCGTTGTCGTTGACGAAATAGATCGCCGCCGCCAGCGTCGGGTGCCAGAGCTCGTAGCAGTAGAGCATCTGCCGATAGATGGGAGCGACAGCGGCCGCCTCCTGCAGGGCTTCCGCGAGCGTGACGCCGCGTCGAACGATGTCTGGCATGGGTCAGGCCCAGGTGATGCCGATGGCGTCGCTGGCAAACACCGGCGCAGCACCACCAGCCACTATCGACTTGGCCGCGGCGAGAGCGCGCCAGAAAAGCATGTTCCCGCCGGACGCTGCATCCCAGATTTCGCCGTGAGTGGCAACGCCTTGATTCGCGGTCGGCGCAGGGAACGCCACCGCCGCCTGATTGCCGATGCGCCCGCCGGTGCCCGAGCTGAGGTCGGTCACGAGGCCGCCCTGCGTCGGAGTCCAGCCGGACAGCGAGGACGGGATGACCTGCCGCGCGTAGCCGCCCACCCCAGGCTCCTGCCCCGGGCTGGCGTTGCTGGGGGTCGTGATCGCGTACGCCGCGTACACGTTGTTTGGCCAGGCATAGGCCTGTGCGCGCCAGATATCGTCGATCAGCTGGTTGGCCAGGTAGTCCGACATGCCACCCGACACCCCGAAGTCGAAGATGAGCGTGCCAGGGTCGAGCGAGAACTCCTCGCCATCCAGGACGGTCCGCGGATCCATGTCCGCCCACGCGAACAACTCCGTCCCGTCGAACAGGCCCACCGCGATCGCCGGGCCACTCCAGCCGCCGGCGCCGGCGGTGCCGAAGTCGATCAGTAGGTTGTTCGAGGTCCGATGGGAGGTCCCGCTGCTTGCCAGCGTCGTGCCGGCGCCTTGAGTTCCCGACCACGCCGCGAGGCTGCGCGCCGAGGTCTGGCCAGCGTAGCCGGTCCCGGTCACCTTCGTGTGCGCGGAGTCGGACACCGCGGTGAGCAGGTGCACCGTCCAATCGGCGGCCAGCGAGTAACCCTGCCCACGCGCCATGTCGGCGAGCAGGTTCTCCGCGTAGTTGGTGAGGTTGCTCACGGCTGGCCTTTCTTCATCATCGACCGCTGGCACCAGGAGCGCGAATTGTGCATCCCCCGGACGGTGAACCACTGCGAGTGCAGTCCGGTCGGACGGCGGTGCCACAGATACCCGACCTCGGGCACGTGCGCGGCACCACCCAGCTCAGCCATGCGCCAGTACAGGAGCATCTCGGGCCAGAAGTCGCCACGCGGAACATCCGCGAGCGCCGCCCGCGCGACCGCCGTGTCGCAGAGCACCAGGTGATGCACCAGCGTCGGATCGGCCAGGTGCCGCTCCTGAGAATAGGCCTGTCGGCGCCGGCGCTGGTCGTGCACCTGCTCGTCGGTGAACGCGATCGCGCGGCCCGCCGCCACGCACTGCTCGAGCACCGCAGGGTAGCCGGCCGGCAGCTCGTCGTCGTCGTCCACGAAGAAGAAGTATGGCGTCTCGACCAGCGCGATCGCGTCGAACCAGGCGCGCTGAACGTCCGCCGCCGACCGGAAGACTCGCCCGTGGAGACAGCGATGCGCGAGGCCCGGCCAGCTGCGATGCACCGGCGAGCGCGCGACGGTCAGGGCGGTCACGGTCATTCCGGCCCCCAGGCGATGTCCGGGTAGTCGCCGGTCGGCGGAGTGGTCACCGCGATCAACCGCTGGCCAACCGCGATCGGCGTGCCGTCGACCGTGGTGGTCACGATCAGGGATCCGATCGAAGCCGGGCTGACAGGGAAGGTAGAGCCGTCGACCGCCACCCAATCGATCTGCACGTAGTTGTCGACCGCAGCGGAGATGATCGGCGAAGCGTCCTCGACCGAGTCCCAGATCAGCGACCAGGACAGCGTCTCTCCGACCCAGCCGATCAGGCCGGCGAAAAGAGTCACCACCGGCCCTGGCGCAAAGCTGTCGCAAACGCCGGTGCCGCTGTTGCTATGGAGCAGCGCGCCGGTGACCGGGTCGTTGATCGGATCGAACCACGCAATCTCCCGGCCGCTGCCAACTGACCCGTCGATCACAGGCTGGGTTCTTCCGCGCAGCTCCATGACCGCCTCGATGCGCCAGCGACCGCCAGGAACGAAGCGCCAGCGAGGCTGCTGGATGAAGCGGAACACCGCCTCCACGGTTCCCTGCGGGAGCGGCCACGTGGCGTTGAACCACGCGCCGCCCTCGTAGATCTCGTCCTTCCACCAGGCACGGAAGACCGCCGCATCGGCAGGGGAGAGCGGCGGCCAGGTCGCGCGGACGGTGGCGAGCCGATCGGTTGACAGAGCACGCGCCTCGCGCGGCCGGTCCGCGTTCGAGAGCTGCGCCCGTTCGAACGGTGTGATGTTGGCGGTCTGGGGGACCGGCAGGGTGCTCGGGTAGTCGGTGGCCATTTCAGGAGGTCTCGTCCACGAAGCCGTCGAGCGCGACGTCGATCTCCATCGCCAGATCGGCCGGGATGGTGGGAAGGGCAGTGCCGAGAAGCGGTGCCCGGATCTCCATCGCCAGGGAGCTGAGGTCGGGCCCGGTCTCGAACGGGCCCTCGATCAGGTAGAGACGCCCGAAGACACGGCCGCGACCATAGTGCAGCATTTCGGTCTGGAACTGCACCCAGCGCGCGGTCCACCAGGACAGGCTCGGCCAGACGCCCGAAGTCGGGCCTGGGCCCTGGGTGGCCACGCGAGCCGCGAACAGCCGCGTGCCGGCCTGCAGCGTGCCCTCGTACCACTCGTAGACGGCGAGCAGCGCCGGCGCCTCCAGGAACCAGGTGACGTCGACCATGCGCTCCGCCTGACTGCGCACGACGCGCGGCCGGCTGTGCCCGGTCTGCATCGGCACCTGAGCGTAGCGCGACAGCTCCTCGATCTCGTGCCCGTCCGCCAGGAACACCGGCGCCTCTGGCGGAGCGATGATGGTCGGCAGGGCCATGTCAGACGCCGCCGCGGCGCGGCAGTCCGCGATTGAGGGAGAGCCCGGCGGACTTCAGCGCGACAGCCGTCGAGCCGGTGCGCGACGCAATGCGGCGATCGACCTCGCGCACCGCAGCATCGATCACGAAGCGGACGTCGCCATTCGACTGGCGCTGCTCCTGGATCCGCGCGCCGTGGTTCTCGATGATGGTGCGCGGAGCGCCGCCGTTGCCGAGCATGCCGTTCGGGATGATCCGGCCGCTGGTCGAGGGCCGGAACAGCTCGGGACCCTTCTCGCCGACCAGGAGCACGCCGCTCGGGTTCGGATTGGCGTCGCCGCCGCCGGCCTTGCGCCCGAGGATCTGCGCACCGGTCTGCGAGAACGCCGAGTCGCCGGTGGTGATGCCGAGGCCGCCGCCGGCGAACGCGGACACGGCGGACCCGATCAGCTGGCCAATGAGGTCGTTACCGGCCGCCGCCACCGGCTCGATGAGCGGCCGCAGGACCGTCTTGGCGAATTGCGCCTTGAGCTCGTTCAGGAAGATGGTGGTGAGGTCGGACCCCTTGCGGTACCCGTCGAGGATGCCGGCCTCGATGGAATCGGCCAGCGCAGTGGACGCCTTGCTGCCGGCCTTGGCCACCGCCTCGTCGTTTCGGTTCTCGATCGACCGGCCAATCTTCTTGCCGATCAGCTCCTCGCGCTCGCGCAGAGCGGCAATCTCCGCCTCGAGGACCTGCAGGGTTTCATCGGCGGCACCGTTGGCGGCCCGGCGTGCGAGCTCCTCCTCCTTCAGCGCCCGCAGGCTGCTGATGCGCGCCCGCTCCACTCCGAGGATGCCCAGCTCGTCCAGGCCAATGAGCGCGATCTCCCGCTCCAGCTCCTTGTTGCCTTGGACCAGCGCGTCCAGGTTGTCGAGCTCGGCCTTGGCGCGGGCGGAGAGCGCGCCGACCTCGGCGGTGCGCAGCTCGATCGCCACCCGGGCCTGATCGTTCGCCTTCGCCTGCTCGAGGATGGACCGCTCGAGCGCCGGCGTGATTCCCTTCAGCCGCTTGGACTGAATGTCGTTCAGCGCCTTCTCGTAGTCGGTCAGCTTCTGCACCTGCTCGCCGGACTTCTGCAGCGTCTCCAGATACTTCTGCGCCTCGCTCTGCTTGTCTCCGGTGCCGCCGGGCTTCCTCTTCGAGGTACCGTCGAACTCCAGGCGAGGCTTGCGCGCCAGGCGCGCCGACTCGGCCGCGGATTGGTTGTCGCCGGACGCGGCAGCGGTCGCAGCGGCAGCACGGAGCCGCGCCAGCCTCTGGCTGAACAGCTCCGCGGAGAGCACCTTGTCGATGTCCTGGCGGGCCTCCTCGGCGATCGTGCGAGCCTGCTGGAACTCGCCGGAGAGCACGGCGGCCGCGGCAGCACCGGCGGACCCGAAGTAGATCCCGAGCGTCTGAACCACGCGCCCGACCCCCTGCACGGAGTCGGCCAGGAACGCGAAGACGTTTGCAGCACTCTCGGCGAACTCCTTGATCGGCGAGTCGCCGGCGAGCTTCTTACCGGCGGAGTCCACGCCCACCAGCTCGCGGAAGACCTCGCTGGTGACCTGCGTGAGCTCGTTCAACGAGGGCAGGAGGTCAGTCACCGCCACTTGCGCATAGGCCTTGAGCGTGGCGGTGAGCTTGGCCTGCCGGTCGGCATAGGCGTCGGCCAGCTCGATCTGAGCCTGGGTGAGGATGACGGTCCGGCCGCCGGCCTCGTCCAGCGCCTTGAACACCTTCAGCTGCTCGGCGCCAGCCTTGCCGAACAGCGCCAGCGCGACCGCGGACTTCTGCGGCCCGTCGGCGAAGCTGTTGAACGCCTTGGAGAGCGCGTCGATCTGCGCGACCGGGTCCAGCTTCTTGAAGTCCTGAATCGGGATGCCCAGAGCCGTGAGAGCAGCGCCGGCGGCCTTGGACTCGTCGTCGACCCCCGACAGGTTCTTGGTCAGCTTGATGGCGGCGGCGGCGATGGAGTCGATCTCCACGCCGGCGGTGGCCGCGACCACCGCGAGCGAGGCGAGGTCCTCGGCGGTGGCGCCGGTTTCCTCCTCCAGGTCCTTGAACTTGGCCGCACCCTGCACCAGCGCGTCGAAGGACAGCGCGACGCCGGCGGTGGCCAGCGCCCCGACCAGCTGCGTCTTGATCGAACCGGCGGTGGAGACGACGTCCTTCTGGAACGCCTTCAGCTGCTTCGCCGCCCGAGCAGTGTCGGTCACGAAGCTGCCCGTGCGCATCAGGAGGTCGACAACGATCGAACCTGCACTCATTGCTATCCCCTGCCCGGAGGCTTGATGCCGAACGCCGCGAAGGTGTTCAGGTCGGCCTGAGTGTACGTACCCTCAACGCCGTCCGTCGACGGTTCGGGCTGGAGCCAGTCCATGCGGGCCTTCACGCCGGCGGTGAACGCGTCAGGATCCAGGTGCGATCTTGACGCGGAGATCAGCGCCGCGGGCCGGTGGTAGCGGTGCCGATCGTCGAACGGGTAGAGCCGGTGGTATTCAATCCAGGAGTTGAACTCCTGCCGGGTCATCCGGGCTTTCCACTCCTCGACCGTGCGGCCGCCGAGCGCGAGCGCGAGCGTGTGCCAGAACCAGCGCTCGCCTCTGGCTTCAAGGCTTTTCCCACGGCGGCGACCTTCTGGCTGTCGTACGTGTTCACCTCGAGCAGCGCCGCGAACATGGCCCTGAAAATGGGCCGCTTGAGCAGCGACGCTCGCTCGAAGGTAAGCGCACGCGACCCGTCGGGGTTGCACAGGCCCTCGGAGAGCAGGCGCGCCGCGGCAGCGCCAGCCACCTCCGGATCGGCGGAGTTGACCTGCATCGCGTACGTCTCGAACGCGGTGTTCGACAGATGCGCGAAGTGCAGGATGTGCTTGGAGCCGTCCGCCAGGCGGATCTCCTTCTCCTCCAGCCCGGAGGGAACGAACCAGGACTCGTCCATGCGTCCCCCGATCAGGCCGGGGTGTAGGCGTTGAAGACGACGTCGCCGGAGCGCTGGATCGTCAGCGTGCCGCGCACGATCTCGTTGTTGGCGATGTCGATATTGACGTCGGAGATATAGCCCTGGAACTCGAACGAGGAACGGCCGGCCGGAGCGGTGATGACGCCGTCGCTGTCGACGCTCGGCGCGAGGGTGCCTTCGGAGAGGCAGGCAATCCAGCTGAGGACCTCGCCGGCCGTCTTCAGCACGAACAGGTTCTGGTGCGAGTACTCGCGCGGAATGAGGTTGAACGGAACGGTGACCGCGCCCGGGTTCCCGAGGCCGCCGGCGAACTCCTTGTCGCCCACGGTGTCCAGGCAGGTCGTCTCGATCTGGTCCTTGGCGCCGCCCAGACCCTGGACGCCGGTCGGGCAGGCGAGCTTGATCAGGTCCGGGTCGGAGGTCGTCACGGAGTTGTCCACGAAGTACAGCTCGGTGCCTTGGGTCTTCACGGTGCCGACGGTCATGATGGGTCGCCTTTCAGGTGGGGGCCCGCGCGACGGCGAGCTGGGTGGGGATCAGAGCACCGGTCACGCTTCGCGCGCCAGCCAGTAGTCGAAGTCCATGCTGATCCGGTAGAGCCGAGTATCGGCGTCTCGGGGCAGACCACGCAAGGCGGTCATGTGGGTGACCGTCTCCATTTGGTCGCGGATCGCCTGCGCGGCCTGCACGCACTCGGCGTCCTCCCGGGCATAGACGTCGATCTGCACGCCGTCGCGGTCGTGGCCAGGGGTGCCGGAGAGCTGGTTCTCGGGCACTCCAGAGACGAGCAGCCAGGTGGCGTAGGGCTTCACGTTCGCCTGCGACTCGCCGGCCTTGGGCGAAGGGAGCTGCGGCGCCTCGCCCTGGCGGTACAGGCGCGGCCGCGCACCGAAGATGGCACGCACGGTGGGGGACGCCTGCAGGGTGGTGTAGATCGGTGGGAACATCAGCGCGCTCCGTTCTGGCGTGCGAGCTTCCGCACCACCCGCTGGATGGCGGCCAGGAGCTCCTTCTCGATGGTCTGGATGGCCTGCGGCGCCGAGCTGGCGAACGCGGGCCGGAGCCAGGGCTCGGCCGGCTGCTTCTCGGAGCCGTACTCCAGAAGGTTGGCGGTGGCCAGCGTGGTCGTCTTCGGTCCAGGCCGGTTGTAGGTGAGCCGCTTCACGCGCACCAGGTAGCGCTCTCCGTTCGCGCCGTACGGGGCCTTCCCGCGCGTGGCCACCAGCGCCGACAGGAGCAAACCGGTGCTGTCGTAGTCGTCGGTCCCGAGGACGTCGGTCGAGCGCGCGAGGTTCAGCGCTGCCTGCCGCAGGATGACCTGCGCGCCCTTGCGCAGCGCGAACTTGACCGGGCCGCCGTTCTTGCTGACCACCTCGGGCGGCAGCTCCTGCAGGGTGCGCAGGACGCCGTCCAGGCCGGTCAGGCTGAGGGTGCCATTGGCGGTGAAGTCGGCCACTTGAGCCTCCGAAACGCGAAGGACGTGATGCTCTCACGACCGGCCCGGGTTTCAAAGTCGGACGCCTCGAGCAGCACGAAACCGTGCCAGGTCATCCACTCGACTAGGCCGCGCTCGGTCCAGTAGTACAGGTGCTCGCCCGGCCGGTAGTGCTTCGATTCCCGGATGCGGTCCAGCGAGGGCATGATCGGCATCGACAGGAAGACGAAGCTGCGCAGGTAGCAGTGGCGCAGGTAGTCCTCGGGGGTGGGCACGTGCTCGAGCACATCCCAGAAAGAGTAGGCGCCGAAACAATCGAGGTTGTCCGCCAGGCGCCCGGCCTCGCGGAGCCAGCGCACCGCCGCCGGGTTGACGTCTATGCCGAATGTGTGCGGCCGGCGCTTGATGAACTCGCCGGAGCCCACGCCGACGTCGAGCATGCAGCCCGGACCGAAGTGACGGCGCACGAACTCGATGCGGCCGGCGTTGATTCGCTCGGCGATCTCCTGGCCCTCGTAGCCGCGGCACTTGTCGAAGTACGCCTCGTCATAGGCGACAAGCGCCGTCTGGTCGCCCTGGTAGGCCACGCCATGCTCCGGACAGAGCATGAGGTCGCCGTCGGCTACGGCTGGGAAGGCTTCGATGAATCGGTCCATAGCAACTCGGTCCTACGCCGCGCATGGGCAGCGCGCATTTTCGCCTTGGTTTCTTCGGAGTGCGTCTTTCCTTGCTGAGCGGCACGCCTCTTCGCGCGAGTTTCTTCGCTAACGGCCTTTCCATACATCGGATTTTTCTCACCGGACTTCGCCGCGCTCATGTTCGCGCGTACTTCGGTCGTGTGTTTGAACCCGCGCAAGTGAGAAGCGACTCGAGACATCTGGCCAGGAGTTGCTCTACGCTTTGCCGACTCGCTCATCTTCTCTCTTGTGGATTGGCTGAACGGATTTCTTCTGCGGCCGAGCAGAGCGTCCCGCCATGCGCGTCTTGCGATATCAAACTGGCGAGAAGTTGGAAGGCCGCGCGTCTTGCCGTTGGAACGCGCCATGCTCGCAAGAGCGAAGTTCATCTTTCTATGGGCTTCTCCGTGAGTGAATTTCGTCAGCAAGAGATGAGCGAAGAAGTGTTCTTTGAATGAGAGAGCCACCCTCTCCAACTTTGCTCCCCCGAGACTTTTCGGTAATACGTGATGCCACTCAAAAAGAGATCCGCTGGAAACTACCCGACAGCGAGCGCGCTCAATGAGTCGGGCGTAACACCGCGAGTACTTGTTGTCGACGAACTGGCCATTCATGTTTCTCGCCAGAGAGCAAAGATGTCTCGGAACTCCAGTTGCTCACGCGGCAGCGACATGACGAAGTCGTAGACGTAGTCCTTCTCCGGCTTGCCGCGACGGTCGACGTCGTGGAACAGGACCTGCCCGCAGCGCCTCACCAGCTTGAAGTCGTCGCGCACGCGCTGGTCGTGCGCCCCGTCGACGAAGGCGAAGTCGAACTCCAGGGAGTTGATCAGGGCCGCCTTCTCCGCGTCGTTCTTCACCAGGCGCAGCTCGATGTTGTCGATGCCGAGCGACGACCAGAAGTGCCCGCGATTCCAGGACTCGCCGAGCTGCTCGAGGCGACCGTGGTCCAGGTCGATGGTGATGACGCGGTCGACGAACTGCGAGATCTCCGCCGCGCCCACGCCCCGGTACGTGCCGATCTCGAGCGCGGTGCGCACGCCCTTGCCGGAGAGGAAGTGCTCCATCACGCCGCCGCCCTCACGGATGCTGAGAATGGACCGCTTGAGCGCGTGCTGCCCGAACAGGTCGACGATTCGCTTTCGCATTTCACTCACTGCGGATCCTTCCGGGCCCGGGGCCCATTGAACGCGACCACGGAGAAAGACCACGCGAGGTCGCGCTCGCTGGCCAGGACGTCCCAGAAGCCGAGATCGATCAGGATCCGCCGCATCTGGCCCGGCGACCAGGAGTGCAGGTGCTTCCTGCAGTTCTGCGGGAGCCAGTACTCCATGTCCGGGTGCGGCAGGTAGAGGAACAGCACGCCGCCAGGCTTCAGGCGCGAGCGCCAGTGCTCGAGCGCGGCCACCGGGTTCTGCAGGTGCTCGAGGCAGTGGCTGGAGAAGACATAGTCGAAGGGGCCAGGAGGCAGGGCCATCGCGCAGTACTCCGCGCTCAAGTCGACAGGCGTGGCGCCAGGGAACGGCCATTGGCCAGGCCCTACATCGACACCCTCGCCCACGCAGAATTGCTGCGCGATCGGAACGATGAACCTGCACGCGTTCCCGTTGCGCAGGTAGTCCGGATAGAGCCGGCCCTTGTAGTCGAAGATCATTGCTGCTGCCTCCACAGTGCCAGTCCGATCCCGCCGTAGACCACCTGATCTGGCGGGAGCCGGCGCACGAGGTTGTGCACCGGCGGTTGCATCGGCAAGCACTCCTGGAACAGGACGCGCCCGCAGCGATTCGTGAGGCTCCAGTCGAGATCGGTGTCCTCGGCGTGGTTGCCATCCAGGTAGGCGAAGTCGAAGTCCAGCGATTCGACCACGCGCCGCTTGTGCAGGTTGTCCTAGAGGTCGACGAACTCCACGTTGCGGATACCCAGGTGCTCGAGAATCTCGTGCCGCACCGGGTTGTGGAAGATATCGAGGCTGACCACGCGCCGAAAGAACCGCGAGAGCACCACCGCGGTTATGCCATTCCAGGAGCCGATCTCCAGGCAGGTATCTCCGCTGACCTCGCAGGTCTGCAGGAACCTCTTCAGCTCGTGGAAGACGCTCGAGCGCCGGAAGACTTCACCACCGAAGCGCTGGTGGATGGCCAGCATGTCCGGATCGGCCAGGACGATCTGCAACATGCGCCCGATGCGCTTTTCCGTCTCTTGGGTCCATTCGATCATGGGTGGAGCACAGCGCGCAGCCGGCGGTCGGTGGTGATGGGATGGGCGAGCTCCAGGCCGCGCAGCAGCGCCGCCTCGCGCTCGGGCGCGTGCCCCACCGGATCGTCGGCGGCGCCAGGCTTCCACTTCTCGTTCACGTTGTGCACGCCCGAGCTGAAGAAGTCGAAGCCGGTCAGGTGCACGGAAGCCGGAGCGAACGAGAGCACGGTCAGGATGGCCGCGAAGCCGGTGGTGGGGATGCGCCGACCGAGCAGCTCGAACTGCTCCAGGAACTCGGCCAGGTCGGGCACATAGGTCTCGGTGAACCACCAGGATGCGCGCTGGCGGTAGATCCAGCGGAAGTCGACGCCGGCCAGCTTGTTGTGCCGCTGGTGCCACTCGCTGCGGATCGCGTTCGCGTCCGGGCACTTGCACATACACAGGTCGACGCCGTCGCGCTGCAGCTCGGCCGCGGACTTCCGGATCGCGTTTCCGAAGTAGGAGTAGTAGACGTCGGTGCGGCGCCCGGCCGCCGGCGAGAGCTTGTAGTTGTTCACCCGAACGACCACGTCGTGCGCGTCGATCTCGCCGGGTTGGTTCTCGAGCACGCCAGGACCAGAGCCGACGATCACTACCCGCTTGCCGGCGAATACCGGCGCCACCTCAGCTCGGGAGACGAAGCGCATCAGAGAACCTCTTCACCATTGCGGAGAGAGCCTCCGCGGAGCAATTGTCCACCACGTGGTCGCTGCTGGCACGCTCCAGGATCTTCTTCGGCGTGATCTGCCGTACAAACCCTGTGCTCGAGCGCAGCCCGAGCCGCGACCAGACCAGCGCCGCAGGCTTCTCGAGGCACTCGGCCATCGGCACGATGTAGGACACGTAGCCGACAAAGCCCGCCGCCACGCTGGCGACGTCCAGGAGCTGCGCCACGGTGGTCTCGTCGCGCAGGTCGACGTCCAGGCCGCGGAACTTGAACAGCGGCCGGCCAGCGCCGACCTGGACCTTCAGCACGCGATCGCCCAGCTGGTCGAGGACCTCCTGGATGCGCCGGCAGTCCGGCAGCAGCTCGTGCCCGAGCCCGTCCGTGCGCCCCATCGGCGCGCGCGGCAACTGCACCACCACGATCGGACGACCGTCGGCCTGCAGCCGGGCGGTCAGTTCCGGATCGGTCACGGTCCAGTCGAGCCGCAGGTCGACCGGCTCCGCGATGCCGGCCTGAATGCAGCAGTCCTGGAACTGCGTGGTCGGCCAGTTCCGGCGCCGCGAGTAGTGCGCGAGGACGTCGATGCCGGTGCGGGTAAAGGGGGCCAGCTCGATGCGGCCAGCGTGCGGCAGGAACACGTCAGGCCAGGCGGTGCAGACCTTCAGCCGCTCGCCCTTGGCCACCAGGTGGCGCACGACCGCCTGCAGGTACAGAGCATCCCCGATGCCCATCCCCCCTCGGATCGTTCTCACTCGGCAGACTCCAGCTCCAGCTCGAGCGCCTGCTCGAGCGGCACGCGTTCGAAGCAATCCAGCGCGGTGCGCCGGCTGCAATTGAGCACGCGCACGCCGGCGGCGTCCGCCATGCGCTTGGTGCGCTTGAAATGCGCTGGCCAGCGCGAGATCGACGCGCAATTTCCGAGGCCGCCCGGGTGGTTGCCGTGCCAGTGCCGCTCGCCCTTCGGCCCGAACGTGCAGTCGAACCCGAGCAGGAGCACGCGCGCAGCGCCGCCGTGCACCGCCATCGCGATCGCGCAGGTGCCGCTGTTGCCGAAGCCACGAAACCAGCTGCTGCCATGCAGCGTCTCGATGCCGTAGGTGGTCCCGAGCTGCGACCTCGTGATACGCCGGCCGGCGAAGTCGCGCGCCGACTCCTGCGCGTGCGTGAGGCCGGTTGCCGGGTCCTTGGTCGCCCACCAACGCGCGTCGAAGCCGAACAGCATGTCCGCCCACGGAGCCATGCGGAACGTGGTGTTCGTGACCACCGTCGGAAGCCCGGCGCGGCGCACCAGGTCGACATCGGCCTGCGTGAGAGAGGGCCCGCTGGCCAGGCAGACCACCGTCCGACCTTTCCAGTCAGGCGCCGCCGCCTCCTTGGTCATCAGCCCTCGTTGACGCCGGTCGAAGCCAGGAACGTGACCTCGCGCCGCCCGCTGCGCGAGTCCGGCACCAGCGCCTCGAGGTTGTAGATGGTGCCGTCCGGCTGCACCGCGCGCATTGAAGCGTCGAAGCCGGGCCGGTACCGCGTGCTGATCCTGCAGGAAACCCGGGAGTTGACCATCTGCGCGGCGATCAGCTCGCGGCCAGAGAGGTACTCCACGCGACAGGGCATGCGCGCGTTGAGGCTGAACGCGTCGACCCAGGTCTCCACGGTCGCGCCATCGGAGTCCAGGTCGGTCACCTTCCGCTGGAAAGTGAGCCAGTGCCGCAGGCCGCCGGCCCTCATGCCATCCCCAGACGCACCCGGAGCGGCCGCATCAGCGCCTCGGCGCCGTTCGGGATCGACGCGAGCGCCTTCTCCACGCTGTCCTCGCGATTCGCGTACAGGTGCCCGAGCATCAGCAGGATGGCGGAGCGCAGCGAGCGCGGTAGCGGCGGCGCATCGGAGTCCGGATCCGTCTCGCTCTGGTAGCCGGCGCGGAAGCGCACCTTGATCGTGTTGGTCGCCTTGGTGATAGTCGGCCAGGAGACGGCCGGCCAGAGCAACACGGGCTGCTCCGGCGTGCCGTAGTCGTCGACCACGTAGCTTGCCGGGTCCAGTTCGCCATCGGAGTCGTTGACCACAGAGAACGATTCGAGCTGCACCAGCGGCGGCCGCGGCAGCTCGATCGCGCCGGCCGGGAACGAGTCCAGCGCGGCCTCCCAGGTGCGCAGGAGGATCGACAAGCCTGTGAACTGCTCCGCGTGCGCCACGGCGGCGTCGAGCATGTCCAGGATCAGCCCGTCATCCGGGTGCGACTCGGAGTCGGAATCGCCATCGATCGCCACCACCTCCAGGTGCTGGCGGCAGGTCTCGATGCTCAGCAAGTGCCCGGTCGGGTGGACCAGGACCTTGGCGCGCGTGATGCGGACCGGATCAGCCATGAGAGCCCTCCTCGAGCTCGCGCGCGTCCTTGCCATCGCGGCCGCGCTTCACAGACAGGCGCCAGTCCGGAGACTCGCCAGGCTTGGCCTCGGTGTCGCGCTGCGCGATGAAGTACTGGCCGCCGAAGGTCACGCCGTCGCCCTTCTCCGCGCGCATGCCGGTGCGGTAGACGCCACGGTCCAGGACGACATCGAACTTCAGGTGGCGCACCATGCGCGAGTCGCCGGCGCCGAACGAGAACTCCACGGTCCGACCGTCCTCCAGGAGCTTCAGCTCCAGCTCCTCGAGCTGGAACGCGTCGCGGCCCGGCGCACCGTCCTTGCCGGCCATGCCCGCGGCGCCGTCCTTGCCGGCCGGACCCGGGTCGCCGCGCTCACCCGGAAGCCCGCGCTCGCCCGGAGCACCAGGAGCGCCATCCTTCCCATCGCGCCCATCGCGCCCGTCCGCCCCGTCCAGGCCCTTGTCGCCGCGCTCGCCGCGTTCGCCAGGGGCACCAGGGGCTCCGTCGCGTCCGTCGCGGCCGGCGGCCCCCACAGGCCCATCCCGCCCCGGCTCGCCAGGCATGCCACGCTCACCAGGCACACCGCGCTCGCCAGGCGCGCCATCCTTGCCGGCCGGACCAGCGTCGCCCTTCTCGCCACGCTCGCCAGGAGCCCCGCGATCGCCAGGAGCACCCGGCGCACCGTCCTTGCCCGCGATGCCCGGCTCGCCCTTCTCACCCTGGGGCCCGCGTTCGCCGGCCGGGCCAGGAGCGCCGTCCTTGCCATTGAGCCCCGGAGCGCCATCCTTGCCCGCAGGGCCGGCAGGACCTGCCGCACCGGCAGCACCGGGAGCACCGTCCTTGCCCATCGGGCCTTCGGGACCACGCTCGCCGACCAGGCCGGGCGCCCCATCTTTGCCGGCCGGGCCGGCAGGACCATCGGCGCCTCGAGCACCAGGTGCACCATCCTTGCCGGCAGGGCCCTCGGGGCCGCGTTCACCAGCCGCGCCGGGAGCGCCATCCTTGCCTGCGATACCAGGAGCACCTGCAGGCCCGGGCTCGCCAGGGTCGCCCTTCTCGCCTTTCGGGCCGGCAGGGATCGCCTTGATCCGCTCGTCGACCGCGCGAAGCGAGGCATCGATCGGCGCCAGCTTCTTGTCGACGTAGGTCTGCAGGGCGGCGAACACCTGCTCGGCGAGTTTTTCGAGATCGCTCATCGCGTGGTCCTTACGTCGATTCCGTCGGCGTCAGCGTGACCGCGGTCCGCTCGCTGCCTGCCATTGTCGCGGAGACGACGACACCGGAGTCGTCGATGGCTTGGAACTCCACCGTGGCCGCGCCGCCACCCAGGTCAGCAATGGCGGTCTTGCCAGCGGCTACGGCGAGCAAGATGCGCAGCGCGTCGCCGGCAGTGTATGCGCCCTGCACCTGATCATCCAGGCAGGAACGCAACAGGAGCTCGGTGATTCCGGCGTTGATGTCGATGAGGTTCTGCGCCGCGCTCTTGCCGTTGGCCAGCGTGTACGCCCAGATCTCCGAAGCGGAAGCGCCCGAGCCGGAGCCCGGGCCGGTGCCGCCGTTGCCGAAGTAGCGTGAGCCGAACATGTCAGCTCAGGTCCCGCGTCACGGCTGAACGGTTGCCGTAGGAGTCGACCGTCGCGTCGATAACATCCTTGGAATCGGCCAGATCGCGGAATACCGGGTTAAACGTGTCCAGGCCCTGCACCTTGCCGCCGAGCGCAGCGTTGTGCAGGCGGATCGACTGGCGCAGCGTGACCGTGCCTTCGACCACCTCGTCGTGCACAGCATCCGCGATCGCGGCCGCGGTCGGAACGTCGGACACAGCAGCAGGAGACGCCGGCAGCGCGTCGGTCTTGGCCTTGATCGCGTCCACCAGGAGATCCAGCCGGCCACCGTTCGTCCAGTCGGTTTGCAGCTCGTTGGTGTCCGCCAGGATGGCCGCGATCTCCGTGTCCAGGTAGCCAGCCACGGTGGCGAGATTCGCCGCCGTGGCCAGCGCGGTCAGGCCCGCACCGGCGACGCCGATGTCCGCGGTGTCCACCAGGATGGCATCGACCACGCCGTCGATGACGTCGACCTTGCCGTCGAGCGTTGCCAGCGCGCTCGAGGTCGCCAGGCCCGACTGCAGCTCGGTGGTCAGGTCCGCCGCCGCGGCCGCCGCGGTCATGACGTTAGCCTGCATGGCGCCCACCGTCGCATCGATGCGCCCGGAGATGAGCGCGGCCGGCAGGCGCGCCTGAATGTCATTCGTGTCCGACTGCACCGCCGCGACGTCGGCGGAGAGGCTGGCGCCCGCCGGCGTGCCGAGCACCGCGAGCACGGCGTCGTCGGAAGTCCCCAGCGCGGTGGAGAGCTCCGCGTTCGTCGGCAGGTCGGCCAGCTGTGTGTCCAGGTTCGCCGATGCCAGTCCGATCGCCGCGCGCACGCCAGCGGCGTCGAGGCCGCCGCTCGAGGTCGGCGCATTCTGCAGCGCCGCCGCGGTGAAGATCTGCCCGTCGCTGGTCAGCTCCAGGGTTCCGTCGAGCTTGTCGGTGACCGCCTTGATGGCGGCCACTTCCGTGTCGACATAGCCGGCCACCGTCGCCAGATCGGCGCCGCTGGACCGGCTGCTGACGGTGGCGTCCAGGTTCGTCCCGAGGATGTAGCCTGCCTGCCCGGCGGTATAGGAGCCCGGCAGCGCCGCCACCCACGGGTCGCCGGAAGCGCCGGCGGCGTTCAGAGCCTCCGCGGTACTGCCCGAGACAGCCGCGTGCGAGGCGATCGGCTCGTCCCACACCGCATCGGCAATGTCCGCCGCCGTCGGCCCGGCGGTTGCCGGAGCCTGCTGCAGCGCTGCGGTCGTGAAGATCCAGCCATCGCTGGTGTTCTCCAGCGTCGCGTCCAGCTTGTCGGTGGTGGCCTTGATCGCGCCCACTTCGGTGTCCACCGCGTCATCGATGGCGGCCAGCTGGGTGTCGAGGTTGGCAGACGCCATGCCGAGAGCGCCGCGGATCGTTGCGTCGAGGTCCAGCGTGGTCGAGTCTTCGTCGATCGCGGTGAGGGTGCGAGCGCCAGCCGCCCAAACGGCGGTGGTGTTCTCAGCCGCAGTCGGGAGAGCATCCAGCTGCGTGTCCAGATTGGCGGACGCCAGGCCAACCGCGGTGCGCACGCCGGCGGCGTCGAGCGTCGACAGACCGGCCTGGATCTCGGTCACTGCAGAGGCGGCCAGCGCGGTCGACGTCAGGACGTCGGTCTGCATGGCGCCGACGGTGACGTCCAGGCGGCCCGAGATCAGAGCGGCAGGCAGACGCGACTGCAGGTCGTTGGTATCGGACTGAACCGCGGCGACGTCGGCCGCCAGGCTGGCGCCGGCCGGCGTTCCGATCAGGCCCGACAGAGAAGTGGTCGCCGCGATGATCAGCGACTGATCCGCCGGGTCGCTGGGCAGGTTGGTGGTCTTCGTGTCGATGGCTGCGAGCTGGGTGTCCAGGTTTGCGCTGGCCAGACCCACCTCAGCACGGACGCCTGCAGCATCCAGGCCGCCACCGGAGCTCGGCGCGTTCTGGAGAGCGGCGGCGGTGAAGATCTGGCCATCGCTCGTCAGCTCGAGCGTGGAGTCGAGCTTGTCCGTCGTCGCCTTGATCGCCGCCACCTCGGTGTCGACATAGCCGGTCAGGGTTGCGAGGTTCGCAGCGGAAGCGACAGCCGTCAGGCCAGCGCCGGCCGCTCCGATTTCAGCGGTGTCGACCAGGATCGAATCGACGATGCCGTCGATGGTGTCCACGCTCGCCTGCGAGGCCCGCGCGTCCAGGATTAGGTCGAGGCGGCCACCGTTGGCCCAATCCGTCTGCAGCTCGTTCGTGTCGGCGAGGATGGCGGCGATCTCGGTGTCGAGATAGCCCGCGACCGTGGCCAGGTTCGCGGCGGTGGCGAGCGTGCCGATCTGCGTGTCGAGGTTCGCCGAAGCGAGGCCCACAGCGCCGCGCACTCCAGCGGCGTCCAGGTCGTTGAACCCGGTCACGCCCACGCCCTTGGCCAGGACGATGTTGGTGCCCGCCGTCAGTTCGCGCGTGGCGGTCGCCCAGACCGCGGTGCCGACCTCGGTGCCGAAGTCTGCTGCGGCCGCGGCGGCGGTGATCGAATTCGCCGCCAGCGCGTTGACCGTGGCCACCGAACCGTTCACGTTGCCCCCAACGTTGCCGGTGACCGAGCCGACAGCTCCGGTCACGGAGCCCACGGCGCCAGAGACACTGGCCACCACTTGATCGACATCGATGTTGGTCGCGGAGAGGTTTACCGCGGTGGTCGGGCTTCCGATGTTCGCCCAATCCAGGCCCGCCTCGCCGCCGGCGCTGACGTCGAGCGTTCGGCCCGCGACCGTCGCCTTCAGCGCGGAGTCCTTGCGCAGGGAGAACGAAGCGACACAGGAGCCGACCACCGACACGGAGTCGACGGTACCGGTCGTGATGACAGCTTCGAAGTGGGAGCCCGCGGAGTAGAACGTCCCGTCGGCCGAAGTGTCGATGGCCAGGTGGTGCAGGCCGGTCAGCCCGTCGAAGTCGACGGTCAGCGTGATCCCGGCGGTGCTCTGGGTGAGCGACCCGTCCTTGTAGATCGAGACGACCGGCGTCCCGGCGAGCGTGAACGGCGCACCAGTGCTCGGACGATACGTCGTGAACTTGGTGTACAGGACGCTCGCAGCGTCGAAGTCGCCTAGATGCTTCATCGGTCAGCCCACAAGTGGTGAGGCAGCGCCGCCGCCGCGCCCGGAGAAGATGTTCACCACGATCCCGCCGCCGACGGCTGGCACGCCCAGCCCGAACGGATACATCAGAACTGGTGAAGCGAAACCGCCGGCAGGGTCGTCCAGCTCGAGCAGGTAGTATCCACTGCCGTCCTCAAGGACGTAGCCGCCGGAACCGTCCTCGAGGATGAATTTACTCGGCATGCTCGATCAGAAGAACGTGGTCACCATCACCATGCCGTGACCGCCCGCTCCGCCAAAGCCGCCGGCCACGCCACCACCGCCGCCGCCGCCGCCACCTGGGAAGCCGCCAGGGCCGCCGGTGGCCACGCTGGAGCCACCGCCCACACCACCCGACCCGCCGAAGGGAAGGCGCGCGGAGTTGGTGCCGGACGCCCCCTGCGCGGAGATCACGCCAGCGGCGCCTCCACCCCTGCCGGAGCCGCTGATGTTCGTGTTGGTCCGGCCGCCGGAGCCGCCGCCAGCGCCGCGCATGCTGTTGCCGTTGTTCGCGCTCGTGATTGCTGCGTCCGTGTCGCCACCAGACTCGCCGCCTCCGCCGCCCCAATCACCCTCGGAGCCGCCAACCGGTGCGGTGGTGCCAGAACCACCAGGTGCGCCGGTCCCGCCCGTCGCCTTGGCGTTGCTTGCGGCGGTCAGGCCAGCGCGTCCAGTAGCGACAGCCGGAGAGGTTGTGCCGCGGCCTGAGCCGCTCCCACCGTTGCCGCCGTCGGCAGACGCCGCCGCGGTTGCCGCGACCCCAGCCACGCGAGACGACGACGTGAGCGGGCCCGCGTTGCCATTGTCGAACTGCGAGATGGTGCCGATGTTGCCGGCCTGATTCAGAGCCGTGCCAGCCGCCCCACCTGCACCAGGTCGAACGGTGACGGTCGCACCCAGCTCCTCCACCTCGTACCAGGCCTCGTCATACCCGCCGCCGCCGCCGCCACCGCCACCAGCTGCGGTGGTCGTGGTGTTGCCGCCAGAGCCACCGCCGCCGCCATCACACACCTGCGCGAAGACCTTCCGCGCGCCGCTGGGCTTGGTCCAGACGTCGTCGAGGTTGGGAGCGGATCCGATGAACGTCCACACCTCCGGCCCACGCGGAACAGGGAACGAGTCCGCAGGAACGAAGGCGATGGTGGTCGAGACGTCAACCGTGCTGTTGGCCCACGTGACGGTGCTTGCGGCGACGTCGCCAGGCACCGCGATCGCTCCGCTCATCACGTAGATGCCGCCGCCCGTTCCGTCGGTGGTCGCGCCGTCGAAAACCTCGGTGACGGCGCTGAGCGAGGCATTGGTAGGCGAAGATCCCTGCGCGCTCGCGCTGTCGACACCGTGCGCGAAGATGCTCACGACCAGAGAGTTGGCAGTTCTGGCCGTGCCTGAATCGGCAGTGCCGGTCGTGGTAGCGGTGAACTTCCAAGCCTGCCCGAGCATCCGGAACGGATCGCCGGTGGTCGGGCACCCGCGCACCGTGAACATCACGCCGTAGGTGTGGTCGCCGGAGTCGGCAATGGTCGGCGCGCTCTCGCTCGAGCCCGCGCGTTTCCAGAAGATGCCCAGACGGGTCGATCCAGCGGCCGCAGCCGCACCGATTCCGTTTTGCGGTCCGAGCTGCGCGTAGCCAGCCGGCGTCGCGATTGCCTGCTGACTGGACTGCAGAACGAGCACGAGGATGTCGTTTTCAGCCACGACACTAGGCAGCGTCGCGGTCGGAGCGGCGGTGCTGCTGAACGCAGAGCCCACGGAGTTGATTGTCGGCAGCGTGCCGGAGGACTGGCGCAGCACCGCGGCAGTCGCCTTCTTGGAGACGCCGCCCTGGTTGATTGCGAACTCGTCCGTCGGGTCGACCTGCGTGGCCGCCGTCAATGCACTGATCTTCGTGTCTGCCATTGCTCAGCCCAGCTGGGTAAGAACATCCGCGCCCGCGGAGAACGTGCCGGTCTTCGTGTACTGCGCGGTCGAGCCGTCTCGTTTGTCCACGGTGAGGGTTGTGCCGGAGATTGACACGTCGTTTCGCAGCGTCGTCGCCTCGAGCCATTCGGTCCCGGCGACCAGCGACTCGTACACGTTCGCAAGCATGACCTGGCACTCGAGGCGGATCGGCAGCGCGCCAGCCACGTGCACGAAGATCACCAGCGGCCCGAGCGTGTCGGTGTCGGTCGCGTCGAGCACCGCGTAGTACAGCCCGTTTGCCATGTGCGTCGCACCGCCGCTGTTCTTGTTGGCCAGCGAGGTCGCGCCGGCCTTCCACAGCTTGATATCGGTGTTGGCGATGGTGAGCCCGGTCTCCTCGGTGTTGCCGTCCGTGGAGTCGAGGAAGTAGCCGAGCGGCACCTCCTGCGAAGCGGTTGATTGCTTGAGAGGAATCATGCGATGCCCTGCTGGCGAAGTAGGTGCACGTTGACGGTGACCGGATGGCCACTGATGTCGTAG